ATGTTAAGCGCTCATGTCACTCAACCTGTACTTCGATTAGCGCAAATATGGCAAGATTTTCAGCATACCATTATCTCTCTTCGCCGTGTGGGGGATATTTTGGATGAGCCTATTGAAAATGAACGAAAAGGCATTGTCAGTTCGGCATCTATTCAAGGCCGTATTGAGTTCCAAAATATTCGTTTTCGTTATCAACCCGAAGCCCCAGAAGTGCTGAGCCATCTTTCATTATCCATTAAAGCGGGAGAGTTTATCGGTATTACTGGGCCTTCAGGATCTGGAAAAAGTACCTTAACGAAACTACTGCAACGGTTATATATTCCACAACATGGTCAAGTGATTGTCGATGGGATGGATCTTGCGGTTAGCGATACGGTTGCTCTGCGTCGCCGCATGAGTGTCGTACTTCAAGAAAGTATGTTGTTTGTCGGTACTATTGAAGAAAACATTCGTTTGAGTAAACCACAAGCCAATCATGATGACGTTGTGGAAGCGGCTAAACTTGCAGGCGCCTATGACTTTATTATGTCACTTCCTGAGCAGTTTAACTCCCCTCTGTCAGAGCGTGGACTGAATCTTTCGGGAGGGCAGCGCCAGCGCATCGCACTCGCTAGAGCGTTACTGACAAAACCGGATATTTTGATTTTGGATGAAGCTACCTCGGCATTAGACTATGAATCACAGGATGTGCAAATATTGCTTAATGATTTTTAGCTAGCAAAGCCGCACTACAAGCCAGCCAGCATTTTTGCGATTTGCTTATTTTTGCCTATTTTTATCGATTCCTCTCATTTTTGTGTCACAATTTCGGCACAGCTCGTCACAGTGATTTTTTAGTCACGGCAACTAATCATTATTCTGCTCAGCCCTTTCCGCTTCCTCCGCTGCACGTTTAGCCTCCTCCTCCGCTTGCCTCTCCGCCTCCTCTTTCGCCAATCGCTCGGCTTCTGCTTTTTTGAGATTGTAGATGGAGTTCACTGGCATTTCGACACGCATATCTATCCAGCGCGATTCAGGAACGTCACACGGCTCATAGTTTTCGTAGTAAACAGGGTTGCCGTCTTTATCTATGTACTTAATGCGCTTGTTCTGAAAACGCTCCGGTAGGTCAGCGTTCTGTTGATGGAAAACAAAAACTTCAATATCACCATCGGGTCTCACATTGTAATCAATAAGCACCATGTTTTTACCGTTATGGTCTTGAGGAATAACAAAGCCGTTATTGATACCCCATGCTCCATCTGCATTAAAGCCCACAACGCCTTTGATAAGGTAATGGCCAACACCAAGGTGCTCCATTTCAACGCCCTCGGATTCTTCGTTGAGTTCGATGTGGTCAGCAAAAACTTTCACAATCGGGGATGCCGCTTTTAGATTGCCGTTAGCGTCTTTTGTTGTGTTTGCTGTTGAGTAAACTGTATGTATACTGGTTAAGACTGCGCCAGCCTTCCCTGTAGAACACGTCCTCATAGTTTTGGATACAGGGTCATAGTGTATCACAGCGCCATATGTACCATCTGCAATATGCATCCCCATCCCCCAAGGCAAAGAATTGGCAACGCCAGGTTCGCCAGGTGTTGTTATAAAACGAGTGCTCCAGTCTTTTGCGATATCCTCCGTTTTTATTGAAGGGATAGCTATTCCGATGCCATACTCACCAACGGTCATCGCCGTTCCAGACTTTCTTGGGATGATAAAGGTATTCAGTCGTTTGTTTTCAGTATCTCGATAGGAAATATCCAATAACGTTGTTGTCGTGTTTGACGCTTCAATTCTAGCTTCTTCGCTATTTTTCTTCCTAATCGAAAGTCCCGGCCAATCATCAGTTCCAATAATTCTTATCGTTGATGCGTTAACTGTTACCCTGCCATTGATATCCCCTCCGTCTTTATCAAACTTTCCATCTAGCTGCTTATCCATTTCTTTCGCCGTTCTCAGTTGCTGTGTTGTGCCGTCTGGCAACGTCACTGTAATCGTACCGCTTTCTGTCGCCCATCGATTTAAGATATCGCTGAACTGCACATTCGCAACGTTCATGGCAACAACTTTGTTTGCTGCATCTGAAACGGAATTCACCATCGTTGTCAGTATTTGATACGGTGCATTGCTCACCGATGCAGGCACAGGGAAACTCAGTGTTATCTCTGTGTTGCTCTGAATAGACGCAATGCTGTTGATATAAATCGTTGCGCCATTTTGAATTAAAATAACCTGCTCTGCTGATACTCGCGAGTTGTTATCTTTCCACTTTGTGTTAGTTCCAATTAACTTTGTGCTGTTTGCTGTTGTGGTAACTGTTCCTGTGTTGTACATAATATTCTCCGAAATTTAGATACAAAAAAACCGCACTAGGCGGCTTTTGTTTTTTTGGTGATTTTTTATTTATAGCACGTGAATTTATCAAATGATTCTGGCTTTACCCATCCAGAAATTACATTGTTGTTTGCGTGATAACGATTATATTTCTCGTCGTATTTTTTAAAGTGAATTGATTGTTTCATCATTGTTGGCTTCAAATAAATAACACCTACACAATCAACTTTTTTATATTTGGGTGGAGATGAACACGCCGCTAATAATAAACTGTAAATAAGAATTAGTTTTTTCATTATTAATATCCCGTCACGTCTATAATTAAAACTGATATATTGAAAGATGATGCAACATAGCTCACTTCGTCATCGTCTGCATACCAAGACGCAGTCTCTAAAATGTCGATGTGTAGCCTGTTATTGACTACTTTAAAGCATGTTGATTTTGCGTTTGATTTCATCCCTACTCGATAATATCTATCAACGCCCCCGCCAATCGATATCGCACATTTTTTATTTGCAGGTAATTCATATACATATCCAGTAGTGTCTGGCTTTAGATTTAAAACATCAACTACTTTTAAAATAGCCCAGTTGCTATTAAAAACCTCCTCTAAAGTGTACGGATTTCTAACTTGTAATCCATGTGTTGCATCAAAATGTTTAATTTTTTCTTTAGTGAAGCAATAATATTCACAAATCCCCTTTTGTTGTCTATATGCCTGCTTTATAGAACTTTCTTCAAAATCTATACAGCAATATTGGTTTGGAATAAAACACATCAAGGGGGAATCAAATCCGTTTATGCTTGGAAATGAAATAGACGGGCTTGATTCAAATGAATTTGGGTTTCCCGCACTTCCCCCCGGCAAATTTATCACCCCTTTGTGTTTTAAAAATAAATTTGAGTATCTATCATCAATTTGAAATGTATTGCTACTGTTTTTAACTTGAAATCCACGACTCATTAGCGAACTCCGTAATACAAATAGCCGTCTCCGAATGTTGATAGTGAGTTTCCTGCGCTTACAGTCACGTCCACTTTTATATCTGTTCCGCTAATTGTAATTGAACCTTTTGCCTCCGCCTCCCAAATCCCCATAAAAGAAAACCAGTAAAACAATTCTCCCATTCCCGACAGCTCTGGATGAGAAAAGGTTTTTATAAATCTCTCACCTCTTTTAAATTCTAACTTGTGTCTGCCTGCAACAATCCCCGTCCTGTCAGTCACGGTAAGGACGCTAACATTTCCATGTCTAACTTGAAGACCATGCATTGTTGTCATAATAGTTTCCCCATATTCACGACCCAGTTGCCATTAAACAGCACCCGAATTCCATCTGCATCAATCTCAGTGCCACTTCCATCTACAACACTATAGTTTTCAAAAACTTGATTTTTAAAATCAAGCCGCATTCCTTTTTTTTGAGCTTGATCGTAGTTTTTAGAGCGCAAGTCGCTACCCACTACAATGTTTTCAATGATTGCTTTATTTATCACCCCTTCATTGATAAAGACCTGCCCATTCTCAACAAAAAACACGGGTTCTAGCTTGCCACTTACAGGGTTAAAGATACCAAACGTATCAGCACTGAAACCAATTTGCGTGACGACTTGGCCGTTTTTGACTTCTGCACCTAAAATCATCTGCGCTTCATAATATTGGCCATTCACAACAACGGCATTCTTGATACCAAAGATAGAAGATGCATTGCCTTTTTGGTCAACATAGGTCTTGGCTTGCGCTTCAAATGCCGCATTTAAGCCACCAAGTTCAGAATTAATTTTGTTAATCTGACTGCCACGGGTTTCTTGCTCGTTCGCGATCGCTTGCTTGTTAGACGTAATTTGCGTCTCTGCAAGCAACATGCGCTGGTCATTACTATTTTTGTATCTATCAATATCTTGCTTAGCATCCGCTGCATTTGATTTTGCGGTGTTAGCCGTATCTTGTGCAGTTTCGACTTTAGCTGAAAGTGTTTGATTAGATTCAGCAATAGCCCCTTCGAGTGTGGCTTTGGTTTGGTCAACTTTTTGGTCAACAGCGGTCACTTTTCTATCAACTGAATTGATTTCGCTATAAAGCTGCTCTTTCGTTTCCGTGATAGATTGCTGTGCATCCGCAAGGGTGCTTTCAACGCGTGTAAAACGGGCATTCACTTGTTCAAATTGTGAATCAAGCTGCGTGAACTTCTGCGCATAAGCTTTATCGTTATCAACAATAATTTTGTTGGTCTCACGAATAGAGGCTTTAGCACGTAAAAGCTCAGACCCTTGCTCATTTTGCTGTGCTGCGAGCTGTAACGTCGTTTCAGCTTGCGATGATTCGATGTTAGACTGCGTGTTTTGAAGGTTCGCTATCGTCGCTTCATTGCTATCAAAGCGTGAAGAAGACACTTGCTCAAGCTCTGTCAATGTCTTATCCGTCTCAGCGATGGCCTTTGTGTTAGTTGTCACTGCGGCGCTGATATCTGATAACTCTTTGTTTGTCTTGTCTATTTCCTCTTTGTTAGCGTTAATATCTTTCCCGAGTTCTGCGCGCACTTGTTCTGTGCGTTCTGAGTGTGCTTTGTCTTTCTCAGCAATTGATTTACGCACATCCACGAATTCAGCTTGCGAATCTTCGTAGTGCGCTTTCACGCTCTCTGCAAGCTCGGCTGTTGCTTTTTCATTCGTCGCTGTTGCATTCGCAATACGCTTGACGTCCGCTTTCGACTGTAGCAACTCAGAGCTATGTTGGTTAACTTGAGCTGTCGTCTGCATTATCGCTTCTGAAACTGCAAGCTCCACATTTGACAATGACGTCTCAAAGTGCGTGATATAGCCGCGCATCTCGCCGAATTCAGCTGCAGTTGATTGTTCAAACTTCGCTTGTGATTGCTTTAAATCGGCGGTTGCTGTCTCAACCGTTGTGACGCGTGATTTAACGCCATCTACATCAGCTTTCACTTGACTGATTTGCTGCGCTGTTGCTTTCTCATAACTCGACTGAGCATCTTTGATATTCAGAATTTCAGATGCGTTATAATCGACTTTTGCAGTAATCTGCTCTTGCCAGCGCGCAGCGGCCTCTCTGTCAGTGACTTGCACTTGCTCAATGCGGAATATCTCAGCTTTTCTATCAGCAACTTCTTCTTTCAAACTGAAATGAACTTCCGTCGTGAACTTAGTGTTCATCATCACCGCTTCGTTGACCGCTTCAACATCTCTGTCAATGCTGACAACTTTCTGCTTCACATCAATAGCATCAAGCTCAAGCTCTGCAATCGCGTCTTTGCTAAAGTCAATCTGCTCTTGCATTTTCTGACCGGCTTCAGTGGTGAGGAAGGTGTCACCAACCGCGTCCAGAATACCCTCAACATCCGTTGATGACTCACCTAAAACAACATTTGTCCACTCGGATTGATTGCCGCTTTTATCTACCAGCCTTGCACGGAAATAGAACCGTACGCCAGCCTTTAGGCCGGACATACGATACGATTTTAGCGGATAAGGTACATCAGCCAGCAGTTGCATAGATTCAACTGTGTTTTCAGATGAATATTGCAGTTCTGTTTTTAGCGTGTCGCTCGTGTTCGCATCAAATCCCCAATTGAGAGTAATTCCCCAAACCTCAGAAGTAGCGCGTAAATTTAAGGGTTTTGGTGGATTACCTTCTTTTCCGTTGAGTTGAGTTTCTTCCGCATTAGCCCACACGCTGGAAATTTCAGACGCATTAATCGCCCGTACGCGAACTTGATAACGGCCTGCATAAATGCCATTAACTTCAAAACCCAGCGTTGATGTACGCGGGGCATTTATCCAGTTACCGTTGTCACGACGCCATTCCGCCTCATACGCAATCGCACTTTCAGCCGCTTCCCAATCAACCCGTAAAGTTGTAAATGCAATGCCTTGGTCTACTTGTGTGTATGAAGAAATACGCACATTTTTAGGCGCTGGCTGTACTTTGGGTGGTATAACGGTAATGGGTCTTTCGTCAATACGTGCACCAGCATCGATATGATCATAATTATCAGGATTGTGAATCACGCCCGATATGGTGTAAGTATTGTCTCCATTGTCATTGATATTAACGACTCGATATAGCTGAATAGCCAAGTCGTCAGAGTCAACAACCCACACTGCCTCTTTTGGCGGCGCCTGTGAATATTCAACAGAAACGGTGACCGTTTTTTTGTCTACAGCAGTAACCGTTCTTCCCTCTGACCTCCCGTCTTGCAAGTTAATGATCAAGCGGTCGCCCGTTTTTATTGATGCAACTCTATCGAGGGTGATTTTACGCCCTGCAACAGATGAGACTCGACCTCCAATTTGACGCCCAGCAAAATCCGAATCTGCTAATCCAATAACATGACCAGGAGAAGGTATCGCCCCCTCTAAACCGGTAGCAAAAGAAACCATTCGGTCATTTTCATTAGTCAACAACACCCAATCGCCACGCCTGTGCGCTTCACTTTGACGAGTGCATCCAATCGCTGACAAGTCTACTTTACGTACTGTTTTATATCTTCGTTGTAGCTTTAAGTTCACAACAGGTTCTATTGCGTCATTACTATGATTATCAACATCCGTGTATGAAACTAATGCTTGAGTGTATCGATTTTGAGTGCTACCGCTTGAATATGTTGGCTTACCACCGACAATATTTGCATTTGTGAACACCCTAAAAACTGGCTCAGGCATATCAGCGACAACATTGATTTTGTTATCAGCCCAATATGTCATCCCTCTGAATATCGCTGCTATATCACGCAATACTTGATAAGCTGATTCTTGCGATTGAAAGTAAACATCACACATGAAACGAGGCTCTTTGCCATCACCCCCACGTCCATCTGGTACTAATTCATCACAGTATTGAGATATCTTATATAAATCCCACTTGCTTAAATTAAGTTGTTTTATTCTCTCTCCGCAGCCATATCTATTGTGAATTGCCACATCGTAATAGATCCACGCTGGATTATTAGTCGCAGCTAACTTAAATGTGCCATCCCATACCCCAGAATAGGTCCGGTTAATTGGGTCATAATTCGTTGGAACTTTGACAAGTATCCCACCTTTAGGTCGCACGCTGATTTTAGGGATTCTGTTATTAAATTGACGGGCATTAAAGGTAATGAATAACAAAGCAGTATTCGGGTAGCGTAACTTTGCGTCAATCACTTCCGTGATGGCTGCAATGCTTATTTTATCAGCGATACGTGCATTGTTCTTATTCTTAGTCAAGCGACGAACACGAATTTGCCAACCAGTATTTGCTTTGGGTAAATCAACACGATGTGAGCGTTGGTATTCACTAGTTGTCTTACCATCGAATGCCGATTTGATAATTTCCTTATAGCCTGAACCATCTGTCGATAGTTCTATAACGTAATAAATGCGATAGCCTGTGGTGTCGCCGTTATCGTGCTGTTGCAATAATTGAGGAACTGAAAAACGGACGCGAACCGCCGACAACTGGGTGTTGTTGATGCTTCTTACATATGGCTGTTCATCTTTCAGCTCCATCCCTACCGCAATTTCATTATCAACGGAGGGGATACCTTGGATGTATTCTTGATGCTCACTACCCGCACGGAACTCCCACGTCACTCCTTCAAAGTTTTTAGAGCCATCCGCATTACCAATGGGGGTATCATCAAGAAAGATCCGCGTATCATCCAACCCACCTGCTATTTCACCTTCTGAAATCGCTAACAGAATTTTTGCGGTAGATTCGGATAGCAAACTGTCTTTTGATTCGACGGGCGTATGTCCGCCACCGCCGCCCCCTTTTGCACCGTATATCGTTTCCATATTTCACCCATAAAAAAAGCCACATAAGTGGCTATTCTGAAATTCATTGTTGTTACTGCTGATCTTCGGTATATATCCCTGCAGAGATAATAGCGCCGCCGATTTCTCGTCGGTCTAGCCCATAAAATAGCGGCACAGGATTACCTTGCGCAGTGGTGTTGACTGTGCCACCAAAGGCATAAGACGGTTTATTGTCGGCGTCTTGGCGTATGGATAAACCACGCGGTTGTGGGGATAGCATCTGAACGATACCGCCAATTGCCATTGCTGCCCCGCCTAGCATTAAAGCGCTATTGGTGGTAGCTGACATAGCTAAAAATGCAGGGTTCCAGACCGCAAGCCCAATCATAGCGATACCCAGTACTGTTTGAAAAAATCCGCCTCGTTTACTTCCTTTAATGATTGGTGCTATGCGGATATCTTCTGTGGTATCAAGATGTAATTCATCTTCACTAATATTGCGCTTACCTTTAAATACAGCAAACTCTAGCCCTTTCAGGTGTGCATTCGCGAGGAATTGCTCAAAGCCGTCATAAAGCACTGATAATGCTTTTATGGCTTCACGAGGGGAATCTATATCTAATTTATGTTCACGCCCAAATTTTGCGCCCAGCACGCCGTAAAGCCGTATTGTTTTTAAACTCATACCAACTCCTTGCGTCTCACTATTTTTACCGTCCGATCTCGCCAGTAATCGCTGTAGGGTACTAACCTGCTGAGTTGGCCATAAAGATGATGTAGCAGCATTCCATTAGAGATAACACCAGCGTGATTAGGCACATCGGCTTGCACTTGCATAATCACCATGTCACCTTCTTTAGGTTCACCAGTAACGTCGACAAAACCTGCTTTCTGGTAATTATCCATATACAGGTTTTCGCCTTCTTCCCACCAATGCCTATCGACACTATAGTTATGCAGCTCAATACCGTATTTTTGCCGGTAATAGTCCATAATGAGCGACCAACAATCAGCATAACCCAGCACAAAAGGCCGCCCTTCTAATTCGCGTTCACCTCGAGGGTAAATAATTCGAATATCACCCTCAGGCCATGATGCGATCACCCAAGGCAATCCAGTTGCATCACACTGTAATTTATCTATTTCACTCGGTTGTGTTGTCACGCCATCACCACAATGGCTATGCACTATCGCAATTGGCTCACCCCAGTCCTCAGCAAGAGCGTAATCTTCTGGCGACAATTCAAAATGTTCATCGGGGCTATCAGAAAGGTTACGGCAGGGGAAATATTTTTTGGCTCGGCTTTTTTGGCAAATAACACCACAGGCCTCTTTGGGATATTCAGCTTTCACATGCTCAAATATCAGTTCAGTTAATTTCTTTGTGATCATCGTATTAACCCCGCTGCTGGGAAACCTCCGAAGTCCAAAGGTTCATTCTCACCAAAGCGCTTTTTACAATCACTGATAAGCCCACCACATTTATCTAGTGATGGATCATCAACTGGCTCACCCCGCTCATTGAAGTATTTATTACCCGAATAGGAACACCCATTTCCACTGCGGTAATCCCCTTTCATGCACCAATAGCACAGATTATGTATCTGGCGAACGGGTATCATAATTCCCTGTAAATCAAATGGGGTAGAAAGCTCGAACTCAACAGCTTCCCCAGCCACCTCATTAGTTTTACGATCGATGTAATAAACTTGTTTAAAGCATTCGTCTGGGTTAGCGGTTGGATTACCATCAGGAAAATTTTTGGCATCAAGATAGTGAGCAAAAGTTTCATAAATAGTGACCTTGGCTAAGGCCATGTCGTCAAATTGCAAACACAATGACGATATCAGCCCATCGATGTTAGCAACCCTCAATGTTGGCCTTGGCGGGCTACCATCGCTATTTTTTGACATGCCCTCAATTTCATAAGGCCACGCACCGTATTCATTGCCTTGCCACCAAATTGGTTTTGGCTTGATATCACCATTAGATTGCTCTATCTCTTCTGGTGTATGAGGCAAGTTGTAAGCGTGAAACCTAAGCACCGGCCCATCAAATTCAGACCCATCAACTTCGATAAGTTGAACCTTGTTGCCCGATTCTAGTTTTTGAATGTCAGATGTAATATTCATGCGCTAAAGGCCTGCTCAAATGTTGCTGTGATAGTGACTGCAAGACCACCAATGGGGGTCATCGTGATTGAATCTGACTTAACGCGATACAACCCCTTTTCTCCAAATGGTGGCGTCCATATAAATGATTTTGCGGTGTGATCACGGATAAACTTAAATATCGGCATCACCTCATCTTTCATTCCTGTATAGGTAAAAGGCCATGACTGAGACTCCGTGTTGATGCCATCGCCCGCAACTTGTTTGTAACCATCACCAAAAGTGACTTCTTTTATTCGATGAGTGAATTCGCCCGTTGGCGTTTCTTGCGTTTGCATTCGCCACTTAAATTCTTCAATCATGGTTTACCTCGAAAAAAGACGGCACAAAGCCGCCTAATGATCAAATATCAGGATATTAATAAATATCCATTAGGTTATTTTATATATTCAGCCCAGAGAAACTTACCGGAGCGATGGCTGATTAGCTTCGGAAAAGGAAATGCTATGTCAGAAACTAACAATGTTGATTCTGTTCAATTTTCAGATACTGATGAGGTACTACTAAACCTAATAGCACAAACAGGTTTGCAGTGGACCATATTGAATGTACTGATGCAAAAATATTTAACTGAAGATGACAAAGAGTTAATTAGGAAAATGGTGTCCAATTCCTATGAAAAGACTAAGCAAAATAAAAGCTCAACTCGCGCTGATTTGATTTTGCAAGAAAAGCAAATCAAGTATATGAATATGTATATGAAATAATTAACTTACCCCATATAAAGTGTTGCTTTTATTGATTGTTCAAAGTTTTCAGATGCTATTCTGACCATTTTAGACCCACAGCTCATTGTCGCTTGTATGTCAGTGAGCTGTTTTTGTAACTCTGCAATCTGAACATTTTGCTGTGTGACTTGCGCTGATAATGTCGCAATTGCTTGTTCTAAATGTTTGCTACTCATAACTACCTCTCTTAATTGCCTTTGATTGTTCTTGATAATGCAGATGCTGGGTTTCTAAGTAAATTATTAACCCCAACTTCTATCATTTGCTGGAATTCGCGCTTCAATGATGAAGCATTGGCCTGATTACTTGACGACTGTTGCTGCTGCCCGCTTTCAATGTTAATGCCTCCTAAATTAATCTGCACATTTCCACCACCAGCAATTTGAGGATTGCGGGCGATAAATGCGGTTGGTTGCGTAACCGACATCGGAGCAGAACCCCCAACATAGCCGCCAGAAGCGTACCCTTTTTGACCGTAATCCATTAGTCGATAAAGGTTGGCAATGCCTAATCGTTGCGTGGCTTCTTTTGTGAATACAAACTCTCCACCATGAACGATGCCCATCGGTTGATACTTGCCGCCATCGCCAGTGTAGCCGCCTTCCGAGTGACCTTTTAGCCCCAAGAAATTACCTACAACCGTGCCACCAAATGCCGCTTTCATAGCATTTAGCATAGCCATCTGCATTAACATCTTGGTGGTCATTTCTAAGAATGAGCGAGTGAAGTCAGCAAAATTAGCTTTGCCCGTCAATACAAAATCAGAGAGACTGTTACTCATACCCTGAAATGCAGATTGACTAATTTGAGCTACGTTACCGTAAACATCAGTGGCCTGTTCTTGGAATTCAGCAAAGCCTTTCTTAACGCCTAACTCCCAGTCAGCACGAATGGAGTCTTCTTCAGCGTACCATTCCTTTAATTTGTCCTTTTTTTCAGGGGTGTCTGCTTGGTTTAATGCGCTTTTTCTTTGTTGTAATCGACTAGATAGCCCTGCTCCTTCCCTCAATGCTTTTATTTTTGCATTAAGGTTGTCCATCCATTTGTTCTGTTGGTCTAGCTCTCTATTTTTTTGCTTTTGAAGCTCAACCTCATCACCAGCTATGGCCAGTGCTTCTTGAGAAGCAAGAATATAGTCCTTTTTAGCAAGCAACGCCTTTTCGTCCTTGGTTAACTGCCTTGTTTTCTGAGCCTCCTCAAGGATTGATATTTTCGCTTCCGTATCCCAAAGTTTTTTACGCTCAGAGCTAATAACATCACTAACTGTTTTATGCTCTTTTAACACCTTCAATTGTGCTTGTAGGGATGTAAGAGCCTTCTGATTCTCCTCATCTAAACGCGTTCCTGCGTCAACTTTATAAGCGCTACTCCGACCAGATCCGGGCATTTTCCGGTCTCTGTATCGATAGTTAATCATTCCTTCGTATTCTTTATATTCTTCCTCGGTCAATGCCCATCTGTTAGCTCTTAACTCAGCAAGATCTTTGTTTTTTTTGCTTTCCCAGCTGGCATTTTTATTAAACAAATACTCCCTTACCCTAAACCTCTCAACCTCTTGTTGCTGAAAGGTTTTTTCTGCTTGTTCTTGCGCCTCTTTAAGTTCAACGTCTGCCAATTGTTTTCTGAGCTCAGCCACCTTGGCTTTTAACTCATCTGGTAGCATATTGGTTTTAGCAAAGAAAATGCCTTTTGATGCAGGATTTATTTGGAACTCTACTAACATTCGCTCATATTCGTTAACTTGTTGCCTTAAGTCTTTTTTTCGGCCAATATTAAGCATCTCATCCCAAGCGTTTTTGGCCGCCTCCTGAACCCCCTTCCATGCGGACTCTAAGAACCCAAGATTTTCAACAATATCATTAGCACCATCATTAATTGACTGAGCGTACGCATCAATAGCTAATCGAGCGGCTTCGGTTTTATTCCCCTGTAATTCCAAAGTTCGTATTTGCTCTAACTGAGCTGCTGTGAGGTGGTGATTCGCTTTTTCTAATTCCAATGACATTTTAAGAGGCTCATCTTGTAACCGCTTAAACTGATCAATAGTGGTATCAATCGCCTGCCCTGTGATGTAATTCATTTGAGCAGCGGCTTTTGACACTCGGGCTATTTCATTGTTTGAAAAAACACCAGTTCCAACAACGCTACTTATAACGTTAGCCATTTCAGAGCGTGTAATTCCCGCACCAGACATAGCTCTAGCCATCTCATTAAGCTGTGATGCAGATTTATTAGCGTAATTCCCCGTCAAAATAAGTTGTTTGTTGAACTTGGTGAACTCTGACTCCGCATCAAACAAAACCTTCATTAAACCAACAACCGACGCACTCACAACGCCGATTATTCCGCCTCTAGCAATGCCGCCTAAGCGGGTTGTGGAAAGTAGGTCGTTTAGCGTTCCTTTTAGCCCGCCACTGGTTTTTGCAAGCTCATGCGTTTGCTTGTTGCTTTCTTTGATTTTGTCAATATATTGTTTAGCTGATTCACTGACGCCTAGCTGCGCGGCCTTCATCTCAAGAATTTCAGTCTTCGTCTTACCGATGGATTCAGCTTGCGACTTTAAAGAGGATAAGAATTGCTCTGCTGCCCTTTTGGCTTTATTTGTTGCCGCCTCCTGAGCTAGAAGTGCTTGCCCTTCAGAGGTAAGAGACATTTGAACTCTTGTTAGCTTATCTCTAGTTTGGTCAAGTATCTTGTTGTAATCTAAAAACACATCCCTTGGCAAAAGTCCTTTTTTGCTTGCATCAGACAACTTTCGCTGCCACTCATCTAACTTTTGAAATGCTTTGTTTGTTGGATTTATTGAATTGAGTAAGTCATCAAGTTCTTTCTTTTGTCTTTTTAACGCATCCGCTGCTTTTTTTTGATGATCGATACCCCTGTTGAATTGGTCATTCAAGCCCTGAGATGCACTGCTTACCTTCTCTGCTGTATCGCCGAACTCCTTTAACTTTTGAGTTCCACGTTCTAGATCTGACGTATCAGCCTTTAATGATATTGTTGCTATATCTGCCATTTAGTTTCCTCCAGATATAAAAAAACCACCCGAAGGTGGCTTGTTTACTCTAATAGTTATTACTTATCTAATTCAGCAATAAGTTGTCTTATCTTTCTTTTATAAGATTCATGAACCTCTTTAGGTATAGCGTTCATCATTCTATCTATCTCATCCTTGGCAGAAAGTTGCAAATCATGAGTGTCGCTGTATTTTCTTGATATTTCTTTGATAAAACTCTTTACACCAGATTCATCAATCATATACCCATCCTTTAGCTTAATCACTAAAGATGACGGACTGACACTAATAACCGTACTACTATTGTTGCTTTCATCCTTGGTTCTTGTAGATATATCACTGCCACAGTGCTTGCATTTTATTGCTTCAGGGTGTACTTCTTCAGCGCAATATGGACATTTTATATAAATGGAATCTTTAGAAATAACATAATTATTATCAGGTTTCTTCTTTCCCCCAAAGATTACCATTAGCAAACCGCAAAGCATGATAAAGCAGCTTATCAATACAAAATTTTGTCTTTGCGCCATTAGCCCGATATTGTTAACGCGATTTCCATAGCTAGTTGCCACGCTGACATCCATGTTAAAAGCGGCAAATGCTGCCAAAATACCTATAACAAGCAATACCCATCCAAAACCTTTCATGTAGCCCTCACTAAATTTTCACTTTTTCATTTATGATAACCCGAAGGCGGTACAAAACAAAGCAAACACTAGGCACAAAAAACCACCAGAAGTGGTTATTTTTTATAATAATGTATTACAGAGCCCCTACCAAAGCCTTTGATTTTTCTTTAATTATTTCTTCATCCTGTTTTTTTTCTTCTTCTTTTATTTTTTTAATAAACCCTGACTTGTAAAACAAAGATATAATAACTGACCTCTTATCGGCAGTGCCGCTCAACATAACCATAACACTACTTGAGTCATCGCCCTGAAACAGGGATAAGTATTTACCACAAATCTCATTATTTAAGCACTCTGGTAAAGTAAGCATTCCCCTTGTTCCATTCTTCCATAAATATTCTTCAGAATATTGCTCACCGTACTTGGAAGATAATGCTTGCTTCAAGACATTATATTTCTCAATAACTTTATTGCCGCCATCGTCATCATCCACGTAGATCAATGTGCTCACATCAACTAACCCATATTTATCGTCAATACTTACACTGTACATATCCATGCCGTCAATTAATGAAGGCTTACTTTTGACGAGATATTTTTTCACTCTATTTTTTTCATTACCAATTAATTTTATATTCCCAGTTTTACTGAGTAAATCATCATGTGCCATTCCCCATTTCAAGCCAAATGGAGCTGATATTGTTTTCTCTGCTGATAACGCTATTGCGCTAAAAAATAAACTACCAATCAACAAAGCCGCACCAAGTAATAGTTTTTTCATTTCATCCCCAACTATTTGTTTGTCATATCTCTCATATTTTTATCATATTGACCCTGAATATAATCAAACATTTCGACTGACTCTAAGCACTCTTTTCCTTTTTTATCGCGTAGCTTGCAACCATAATATGTCAGTGTATTGATGCTGGATATCGCACTTAGATTTTCTACTTGCCATTTACAAAAGGTAGGGTCTGTATGTTCTTTGCATGTTTCTTCCACCATCTCTATAAAGAACTTCTTATCCTCACTAGCTATTGCAGAAGATACTACGACGAAATTAACCCCTAACGTCAATAACAATCCAACGAATAATTTCTTCATCCAACCCTCACTCAATTTTTATTAATTTACCTTATGATATCCCGAGGGTGACGCAAAACAAAGCAAAATACCTCAGTTAAGAGGCGTAGTGTGTGATCTGGATTACAAGCCCATGGACGGGCTAGATTCAGGCAACAAAAAACCCACCGGAGTGGGTTAGTTTGAATTTGGTATTGATGCTTGTTTCTTACTTATAATTTCTATTATTTTATTTTGAACGTTAGAGCTGAGGTGGATAGCGGTTTCCGCATCTCTCTTACCAGAAGCAAACTTATTATCTAGCCTATAGTCCGCTATGATCCTGTTATCTTTCAGCGTTTGCAACATAAAGCCTATTGCTTTCAATGTTTTAGAATCGTATTCTTCGCTACCTTTTGAGCCGTCACCAAGTAAATAATCTATTAAACCCTGATGATTATCTTTTGGTCCATGCCTAAGTGCTGGATAAACACAATGATATGCAGCATAGTAGGCTCTTGATATAGCGTTTCTATACCCTACTTCATCGTTCCTATCTAGACAATCTCTAGCAAAATCCAGCAACTCACTGCATGTTATTGGCATATCAAAGCCTCCGATTTCGCATCGCTATCAGAGCCTTTAATATAAACGCTAAACTTCTTACCTAAAAATTCATCATGATCTGCGAACTTAAAAGCCAAGTCCATGTTCATATCTGCTAAAGCTGATGGCGTTGAGCAGTTTGTTGTTACCATGTATGAATTTATAGACTCATCAAATCTATTGTCACTAATATACTCGACACCTAACACCTGATAGTTATTTTCATCTATTAGGTCCATGACAATCCCTGATAGCATCTCTGTTTCTGACTGAGAGAACCCAGCCATATCTCTAAATTTAGACAAGGCTGAGCTAGCTTTTTTTAACTCTTCCTGCAATTTCATACGCTCCTCATTTAGAGATAATTTAATCCGCTGGGCCATGAAAACATCCATCATTTTTAAATCAGCAAAAAACAAGCTATATTGGAATGCAAATTTAGCAAATATTTTTGATTCGTATTCCGTGGCAAGTCTCGCAGATAGCTCTCTTGCCTGCCTTGTCGATCCTAAATTGCAAATGATTGATAGATATCCAAGAGCATAATCACCGTTAGGAACCTGTAAAGCTAATTCAAAATAATAAATTGATTTTTGGATATTTTTATTTAGTCCATAAGCAATACCAAGTGCGTAATTCTTTTCAAGCCCAGAAAAATACTTATTGATATCATTAATATATCTCATTAGCGACATATCATTGATTGTCTGACCAGATTGAAGCATCGAGGCCATTTTGGAAAGTAATTCTTCAGACTTGTGTATAGGTTGCATACTTTATTTATCTGCCTAGTTACGCAATTTGATAAAAATAACTGCGGTTATACTAAGATCTTTAAGTTAACTTAACAACCCCAGTTGTGTGATTTTAACTGTCGTTAGCTGTCGTTAACAGTTGGCAAACCACTGTATACATACACAATGATACCTAGTTGGCGCATTGATACTAGGGCATTGCTGCCCCACTTAGTATTATTTCCTACTCACCAACCGACGCTTACCGCTTATCGGTTCATTATTGTGACCTCTTGTGCATTACCTCTAACGCCTTAGCTTCCATAATGCGCAAATCGCTAAATACGGTCGCCCTATCTTTGATGTTGAGCAAGTCCATCACTTGGTTTAACGGGTTGTAATCCAAGCCAGTGATGCCACTCATGCCTACGCGCCATTGTGTCTTCATGGCTGAAAATACTTGATACGATTCCCAAACGTCAGGCCACACCTCAACATCATCAATGTCAGGCGGAAAGCCAAAAGCACGCTCGAACTCAGCTGATTCTTTTGAACTCATTCCGCCATACATCGCCTCGGCGACCGTTAAGAGTTTTTTTCGCGATTACCCAAAAGCTCATGATAATAAGCTGTCGTTATAGCGCCTGCCGCTGCTGGGTAATTATCGAACAATAAATTGAGATTATCTTCGTTATATGGCTCTTCGATAGCCCAATCAGCTATAATTTTCTTGAAAAAGTCATCAACCTTTTCATCTTTCAACTCTTCCAACTTACTCATTGGCATGTGATTAAATGTAAACGTCACTATCTCTGGCTTTTCTTTACCAGCGACAGGAATTTTTACATCTGCTTTAAATCTTGGTTCAGGAATCAAAGTAAACTTAGGCATTGTTACCCCTTAAAAAATACCCCTCATAAGAGGGGTGTTATTATGCTGTCGCGTAGATTTGCATATCTGACTTGAGAGAAAAGCGGGCTGATACATTCTCAACCTCATTGATGGCTGTGTTCGGCACGCGCTGAAATGAAACACTTGCAGAGTAATAGCGATCTTCACCTGCTCGTTTGTTATAAAATCGTATGGCTGTTAACTGTTTTGTATCATCCAGCTTCATCAGTAACTTACGAATTGGTAATTGAGCGTCATGAGCAAAAGTATAGACCTGAACGATGCCCGATTTATATGTATCAATAGTTTCCGCTTGCTCATCTTCAAGAAATTGAATTTCTTGTGTTTGCTGCTCACCGCCTTCGGTGGATAGCGTCATTACCTGCGGCATGACCTCCCACTCTTGGATGGTTTTTAATGTTCCCTTCCCTCCGCCTGCTGGGAATCTTTCTGTGTCCGTGGTATCGACCCCCTCGAGAGTGACACTGGTTTCTGCCGCAGCCTTCACTCGATACACGCCAGACATTCTTTTCCATCCAGATATTACTTGAACAATATCGCCAGCTTTCACGCCGCTAGATGCAGCCACGGTAAGAACTGCCTCTGCGGCGTTGCTTGCTGTAGTAAATTCTACTTCTTTACCATATTTACTTGCCACGTAGACTCGTGAGCCATTAGGAATGTTATAGGCCATTGTTAACCTCTATTTTTATGTATAAAAAACCGCAATTAAGCGGTGTTATCGGATTGCGTTACATCGATAGGATGTACGAATAGGAATGGTGTAATTTGTTTCATCTGAAATTGGAGTAAACTGGCTAGGCTCTCCGTTAATGTAGATACCCGCCCCTAATGTTAATCCATTTTCTAATCTGTTTTTAACGTCATCAGCAATAGTTGATATCTTAGTGTCTCCATCCCCTACTTTGCCAACCACGTTAATTTGGATAACGCCTCGATAAACAGGCATATCCAGAGATAACCCAATGTTATCCGTTTCTGCTGGCATGATATGAAGCTGGAGATAGGGATCGTTGATATCATCAAAATAAAGATTAGGCCATGCGATTTTAAGGTTTAAATCCTTACCAATACTCGCAACCAGCTTTCGTATTTCAGCATTAATTGTCGACTGATTCATGATTTAGTCTCCGATACGGCGGAGTTGAAAAACTGACTAAATTCCTCAGCAGTCACAGCAACCATACCATTAGGTGCTTGTTTCGAATGCCCCATTTCGAGTCGATAAGCATAAGGCACATTGTTTGTGAAATAGATAGCCTTCATTCCTACCTTAAATTGTTCAATAACAACGTTGCCTAACGCCTTTGTCATATTACCTGACTTATCTATGCGACCCGTCTCGCCTTCCGCTGGAGCATCAAATGACACCTGCCAATTACCTCTAAACCGCCCCCCTGTATAACCAGGAGGAACATAAATATCCATAGAGTCATTAACACGAACACGCTTTTTTAATTGACGTCGCTTTGGTGTTAAATTATTAGGATCTTGTTTTAGATATTCATTATGTTCAAAAACTGCTTTATTGTAGTTTGAGGCAACCCTATTAACTTCCCATAATTCAGGATTTCCAACAGGTGACATATCAACAAGCTTCGCTAATATTTTAAACCCTGTATTTTTGACAACCGTTTCAATATTTGCATTGGATTTATCGATAAATAAGTTAATCGACTTCATGAACTGATCTGACATATCACGCCCTCAATTGAGACTGATAGCAAATAACAATATCAGCAGGTTTTACAGGATTGGGTTCGTGAACTCGCAACCAAACGCCATCAACAAGCACCTTATCCCCTTTCTGAATATCAATATCTGGAGGAAGTATCATTTTAATATCCGTAGAGAGAATAAGCGTGCCGTCGATTTCGTAAGGTTTATATTGCGTTTTTACCCCGACAACAGAAAATAACGTTTCTGGCTCAAATCGCTCCTGCCCCTCATCATCAACCCAATGCTTACCATCACGCTTAGCCTGATAGGAGACGCCATATTTTTTCAACATTCGCAATGCTGTGCTCTGCCCGCGCTGATAAATGTTCATGGCTACCTCATGGCAAATGTATTAATGGAAAATCCATCTGAGACATCAATCAAGCCCGATAACAAACCTTTTAACCAAAGAAAGTTTGGCGCACCTGTGTTAGTCCCTTCGGCATATTGCACAGTAATAGCCCCCTCAATTCGCTCAGAGGTGATTTCAGCACCTAACGTGGGCTGTAGGTCATTTTCTACTGATTCAATCGCTAAACGGCATTGAGCTTGAATTAATTGCTTTGGTATCTGATCGCTTGGGATAGTCACGCCATCACGAGATAACCCTGAACGTGGGAAAGATAAAGGCTGGTTTGGATTGGTTCGTTTGCCTAACCATTTCTGCGACTCAAGATAATCCATTGCCGTAATTAGTAATGCCTCTAATCCACTATCTGCCAAAGTGATATTTCTATCCTCAGCGTATTTCTTTAAATCATCCACGCTGGCGTAGCTATTAAATGTTAGAGAGTTCTTATCAGGATCAATCATGCTCACCTCAAAAAAAAGAGGGGCACAAAGCCCCTTAAATTACTCATCTGGAGAAGTTTTTTCTGTGAATGTAATTGCATCAGTATTTTGCGCAATGCCATCAACAGTGGCGGTGACAATAAATTCACCTTGAGCGTCAGAAGTTAATTTCACTGTCGCACCACCAGCTTTGCCCGTCTTAGATGAAGTAGCGCTTAATTTACCACCTGTTGTAGACCAATTAACGGTAGCTCCTTCGACTGGAGAGCTACCCTTGGTGTAATTAAGAGTGATCGTTACTGTATCTGTACTGTCAGCGATAGCGGACGTTTTATCCGCTGACAGGGTTACTTTCCCTCTTCTGCTGTCAGTTTAATCATGACGCCAGCAGTTAATTTGTCGCTAGTGAAATGCTTCTTCCAGTTACCTGCGGTGCCTAACTGAGTTAAATCAGGGTTTTTGCCTTTTGATTCATCCCAGCTATAGCCCAGAACACCAACGTTAACCACACCTTCACCACGATAACCAATTTCCAAGTTCTCCTTATCATTGATTTCATAAGATCGGAAAGTTGGCTCTTGGGATTCAGTGATGGTCACGGCTCCCGGCACTAAACCAAAGATAGCATCTACTGGCGCCGTATCTGTTACCAGCACAGGCTTGCCTAGCGTGCCAGGCTGACCACCGTAGATAACTACACCTGCCTCTTCATACACTTTGTTGTCAATTGCCTGATCAACAATATCGAAGTAGGTTGTGGAGTGCATAACAAACAGATTTACGCGGTTGAATTTATCGCCGTATTTGCGTAAACCTTTGGTCAGCGTTTTCTTGCCATCTGTCGCAATATCCGCAGTCACCACCATTTCTTTGTTATTACCAATCGCAGCACCTAAAGCAGCTAAAGAGTATTTGATATAACCCTCCAGTGAAGCATCTGCCGCATCGGTACCCACCAGCTCAGAGAACTCCGATACATCACGGCCACGGCGTTTAAATGCTTCTTCTGTCGTTGCATAGGGACCATATTTCCAAGGTGCTTTTACATCAACAGATTCGCCCGCGCCGATTTTTTTGTTCTCTACTGTGTCCGTAGAATTTACATCACGGTGTTCAATAGAACCGCCAATTTGGTAGAAAGCACGTTTACGGAAGTCACCTTCAATAAACAGATTATCTAGCACGATAGCGCCATTTGATGCCTGATTAAAGACGGCTAAATTATCTTGGCGACGCTCTAAGAACGCCGTTTGTGCCAAATCGTTATAAATCACTAAATCGCTATTAGTTGTCGTAGCCATTACTTATATTTCCTTACTCTTTTGGAAGTTTTAAATATGCGTCACGCCCGTATCGGCGAATATAATCAGCCTTGTCACTGGCGGACATTTGAGAACGTTTAAAATGTGCACCACCTTGTTTATGTTTCCCTGCATCTGTACCAGAGGCTGCGGGGAATAAGTGAGGAGCACTTTCTTTTAGGGATTCAATCCATTCAATAGGTGATAATGGCGTGCGACCATCTTTGCCCATGATTGGATTGCCATCTTCATCAACGGCTACGGCCTGACCTTCATCGTTGATCTGAAAAATGCCTTTGGCACGTAAAATTAAATCTTCTTGAGCGCTGGTTAATGCACCCGCTTTCCCTGCTGCGGAACGAATTTCATCGCCTAATACACGAGCACGGAATTTATTTGCAAACGCCTCAGCCCTTTCCACTCGGCTATTGGCTTCTTTCAGTTGTTTATCAACGTCATTGCGTAAGCGCTCAGTACGTTTATTAATGACTTCATCAATTTTGCCGTCAGCGATTAACTTGGCTTCTTCATCATTTTCAAAACGTTTGAGAATTCCACGTACAGCATCGGGATCAATACCATCAAAACGCTTGAGATTATCGTTTTGCTCTTTGAGCTTGCCGAGTAACTCGCTGTTCTTAGCCTTTAACCCTGAGACCTGCTTATCGATGATGGCTTGAATCTCTGGAGTGATTTCCGGTGTTCCACCACCTCCACCTTGCGAACCATCATCGGCCTGTGAATAATATTTTCGTTCAATATTCATAAATAACATGTTATTCCCCTTGGGATTGAATGCGCCTAGCGCGTTGTAATAACTCAGCCCTGAGCTGAGTTTAGGTAATAAAAAAGGCCACCGAGGTGACCTTGAAGATTCAAATAAAACTATTTTTCTGTATCGTGAATTTTCTGTTTGAGCAGATAACCTTCAAGCGCCCAAATTTTATTAACTGCGTTCTGTCTGGCAATTTTGCGACCAATTTCCGCATCGAAATTTTCAGGACTTGCACATGCTGACTCACCAGTAACAGTGAAACCATTTTTCAGAACAAGAACGCAAAACGTTAATATATCCAATTGAGATGGCGGGTTAATAACGCGCTCTGATTCACTTAATTTATTAAATTCATCACTTGCTGATAGCGCACCTGCAAAACCATCACCAGCAGTAAAGTAATGCTCACTAGCAATTATGCCTTCAATGTGGTCTGGCGTGATACGCGCGGCAGTTTTACCTTTAGCTTGAATCTCTTTCTCAATATCTTTATCTGTCATTTTTAGTTCCTTAAATAAAAAAAGACCCCGTATGGAGTCTTGGTCAAATAATTTAATAATTTACTGGAACGATTAGCTATATCCAGCCTCTCTAAATGCCTGCTTGTCTATCTCCCTGAGTTGTTCGAGAGAAATAAACTCACCTTTGTCCGTGTAAAATTCGGATGGATGCATACCACCTTCTTTCATCAACCTAAATCGCGTCTCTCCAAATACCTGTCGCTGTCGCCACTCAGGTTGTCGCTGTATCCAATCAAGAAAATTAGTATCCGCTGGCACTTGCCCGTCCATTGATGCTCTCGTTCCTACATCCATCTCATCTAAATCAATGCCTAATTCACGCCATGATTTGGTAACCAGCGTTTCTGTTGAACGGCAATTGAAGTGGATTTTTCCGGGGCCTTGTAGATAAGGAACTTTATGACCAATAGGCTTACCTTCCAGCGTGTATCTCAACCTATCCCGAATAATGCAATCGTGAGATGTTTTATTATCGAGGGTAGATAACCATTGCTTACAATCAAGAATGTCTTTATTGGCATCAGCAAACTGATCTCGCGCTGTTGCTTGTAAATGGCTAATGGCCGTTTTAGCTATTGTCGTCGCATTAGCTCGGCTTAGCTGCAATACGCCATCCTTATAACCTTGGTTTGCATGTCCTCTGATTTTACGTCCGATTTCTACCGCACTATCACCATTCAAATAACCATTACGAACGGCGTTATTTATGCGTGTCATGCGATCTGACTCTAATCCATCAGCCCATTCAGAAAGTAATTTCCCTTGAAATGGGCGAGACATGACTGAGGAAAATAGCATTTCCTCTGTAATGCTCATTAGTGGGTATTTGCGTAGAACAACGTCAGGTAGTAGAGAATCAAAAAGGGATGGGTAATAACCAGCCTCATATAATGCATGTGCTCTCATTTCTTCCGTCAGTAGAGAAAAAGCGCTATCAACAGCTCGCTTATTAATACTTCTAACGCTGGATAGTAACGACTCCAATCGTCTTGCGGTGAAGCTATTGATATCAATAGTGGCATCATCTAAGGCAACAATAAGCGATGCTGTTAATTCAGCATCAAACTCGTTAAGAGCCTTTATCATGCGTCTTGCTACACCCGTAGAATAGCGACCAGAAAACAGGGAGTGAGCAATCAATTCATCCATTAACCGCTCATTCACTGATCTCATGTCTCACCTACCATTGTCGGCTCTTGATTATTAAGCTCATCCACCACCACATCAACATCATCAGCGGGGTCGATAACATCATATTTTTGCAAACTACGAACCAAATCAGATTTACGCGTTGCGCCAGATTGCCATGCTGCGACGATTTCACGGATCATCGAACTATCGGCAATATGATTAACGAGGTCTTTGTTAATTTCAAAAGAAATATCTTTCGTGTCTAAACCAATGTATTCAGCACACCACATTAGCGCTTTACTGAATGCATCGGAAACGTTAGAGCAACAGATGCTCAGTATAGAGGTTTGCGCATTCTGCTCACCGACAGATTGAATAACCGTTTTAACCTTGCTATCAGCAGAAACTAACTGAGCACCAAGCGCCACCATATAATCGCGCTTACTGTCCATCGCCTCCTTTGCCAGCATGTTAGGTTGAGCCTGAGCGTAACCAAAGAAACCTTTTTCTGGCAACATAATTGGCGAGCGAGAACCAACCATAACGCCTTTCTTTTCTAGATAGTCACGCCATTCTGTTCCTAGCCCACCTAGATAAGGTTGTATTTGCCCACAGAAGAAAACAGAATCTTCATAATCAGCAGAGTTTCGATAATGCCCTAGGTTGATTTTTGCCAATCCTAGAAGTGGGGCTTCATCAATAGTGTGATCATTATTCTGTGCACCAATAAATGTAAATGGAATTTCATTCCACACACCGTTACCAGCACGCGCAGGTATATACTCAGAAGAAATTTCAAAAACGCTACTTCCACTGGGCTTGCGATAGACACGACAGACAAACTTACCTTCTTCTATCGACAATACTCGGTATTGAACCTCATCCTTAAAACCAAACCCGTCCTCTTCTTCGACTGTCTCACGCAATACCACCAGCGTTAACATAGTGCGACCATTAATACGAGCTGTGCGCCAGTTAATGATGTCTTCAGCACGATATTGGAATATGTACGGGAGTTTCGAATCACTGTTGTAATCAACATACAGACCATGCCGCCCTACCTCTAATACCGACTCAAGCGAGGACTGAGCGAGTTGATAAATACTTGAGCCCGCACCATCAGCATCATCTTTTAAACACGAAAGCTTTTCGACAATAGCAACTAAGGGATCTTTTTTAAATGCCATCCCTATCATGCCGTTGCGAGTATTGCCCGTTATTGGATAGAACACCGCACGGTCTTGATAATCTTTATTGCGCTTCTTTTTGCGTTTGCCATCTTGTTCTTCAAGTTCAGGAAGATAGCTTTTTATGTCTTCACCGCCTCGGCAAACAGCACGAACTAACTCCCACTGAGGAGCAGCCGCTTTATACTCCGGTCGAGTGAAATCTACATTTGTTGTACTCATCAGAAGGTTGTTCCTAGGTTAATTTCGAATGCTGGGCGCTTAGTATTTCTTCTGCTCACCGCAAAATACCTAAACCCATCAGCATCATGTGATGTGTAGTCGTGAAGTGGTTTATCTTTCCAACAGCCCCGCTTGTCATCCCACTCTTTACGATAAGCTTCTAGATGAGCAATGCCTTCACTACATTTATGCTCATCGAACACGCAAAGTGGCAGAATTTCACGCACCGCTTCGATACCTTCATCAACTGAAAGTTTCGGCACCACTTCAAATCGTATTGAGTAATTTTGTCCGTCGATTTCGTACCCCTCACGCGCTAATTCACGCCGAGATTTCGCATCAGAACCAAACTCGCGGTTATCGATATCATGAGGGCCATTGTGACTTGCATATGTGTAGCCTTTATCCTTCAGCACTTTCATGTAGTGCCGTAGACCTTCACCACTGTTTGAGTAGTGATCAATGACGTGGAACTCCTCGCCCACTTCACGAATAAACCAAATTGACGTTGAGTCACCCACACCAATATCCCAGTACGTGTGAACCGGTAAGTGCGAGTTATCAGGAAGTGTGCCAATGCGTTTATTTTCGTACAGGAAGCGGAACTGCTTGGCGTAGTAAGCACCTTCAACCGATTGTTGGAATGCCTCAGACGGTATTGACGGGTATTCCCGCTTCATATCGTCGCCAAGCGTTTTCTCTTTGGCGTAGTACCACGCTTTCTGCCGCTCATTTAATTGAACACCATGTTTGCTGGCTATCTCATCGAAGTAATCAACTAGCCGCTGTGGTAATTGCTCAACAGGGTCAATGGCATATTCGGGATTCTTCCACCATGAGAAGAAAAAGAACTTCCAGTCTAGGTTAGAGAGAGTCTTATTCTGAATTTGCGCTTTCTCAGCAGACTGGCAGTAATCATAAAAATAACCTGCTCGACCTTCCGCTGTGCTTTCAATCGTCGTAAAACAATCGCTTGATACCGCCTCAAATGCGCCAGTGACAATCTCACGGGCTTTCTCTGGATACTTAGCACATATCTTACCGAACTCAGAAACGTGCAAATAACGGAGTGTACCGCCACGAAATGACGTGCTGATATAAAGCGAGCCGCCTTTACTAAACACCAACTCACCAGCCGCATCATTACTCGCTGGGTTAGCCGCTTTGATTTCATCAGGTAGCTTGTCGTAGGCATACTTTATCTTTTCCCTGAATAGTCGCTTAGCATCGTTAAGTGTGTGGGCTATCAATGCACATTTGCCGCCTCAAATAACGCTGCGTCTAGCTGGATAATGCAACCTCAGTAGTAAGCCAAGCTGACGGCTTTAAGGATAATGTTTCGCGTGTGCATCCCTTCAAAGTATTCAAGTGCTCAGGCGTCATTTTAAATCGAACTGGCTTACCTTCTTTGTTGGTGATCCAGTAAAGATGATTCAATCGCCAGAGCTTATCTCTCAATAATGCAAGATGTTCTGGCTTCATGATTATTCCTTAGATAAGTCGTCCATTAGTTCTGATAGCTGACTAGCTGTCTTATTCGGCTGAACATCATCAAGCCGTATGCTTGACGCTCAAGCCCAACCAAGTTTTTGAGTGTTTCACTTAATGCTTTGGCTGACTTAACGCGCTCAGGCAGGGAGATGATTGAGTGATAAATTTCATTGAGTTTGTCGCGTCCGTTGTCATCAGGACTAGACATTAACTCGCCCAATTTACTTAAAGCTGGCACATCAGCACATTCAGCAGATAGTTCATCAAATAAGTTATTAGTTAACTCTCTAGCCCTTCGAATATCGCCTCTATGCTCCATGCGGACATTGGCGATAACCTCGGCATTAGCCTCAATAAGTTGCCGTTCTGAAATAGCCTTTTCGGTGGCAACCAGACTGGCAACCTCCCTTTTGGCAACCAAGTTTTCAGCCCTAGCTTTAACCTTTGCCTTTAGATCTCGCTCCCATCCTTCTTTCTTGGCGCGTTTACTTATCGCCTGATGAGTTATCTCGTATTGAGAGGCTATTTCCCTTATGGACATCACGCCAGCTCGGTAAGCCGACTCGATGGCCTCCCAATCTGGTCTTTTAGCCATAATGTTTCCTTATAGAGAAAATTCTTGAATCTCACCGCCACTATAAACATCTAGTGATATAGCGACCTCGACAGCCTCTTTCGCTGTCTTGCCACTTTTCATGGCTGCCATTGCATAAGTGTCACCAGAGCCAATAGTGAACATATCTCCGACTTTAAATATTGAAGGCAAAGTATCACCCTTATCTTTACTTAGCCCGTACGCTGACCCCTTGGTTGTTACTGCAATCAAGCAGAAATCAACAATAGATGAAAACTCAGTCTCGTAATTAATACCAAGTAGTAACTTAGATATAACTTCATCAATACACGATGTGTCACCAGCAATACCGATGGCTATAATTTCACTACTGTTTATCACCCACTTCCCATGCTGAGGGTTGTATATCTTCTGGCTTTCTGTGCTTGTTATCATATTGCCAACTTGAGATTGACTATCTGAAGCAAGCGTTTTGCCATCCCATGCTATTGTTGTCATATATACCTCAATCAGAACAATCCACTGGCTGTTTTCATATATGCCTCGTAAATCCCGAGACCACCAGTAACAAAAACCTATATAAAACTCTATCAACGCCACTCTATGAATGACGTTTGTAGAATTTTATAAAATTTCTTCAAACACAATTTCTTTCTTAAAACAGAGCTTCATTAACCAAGTGCTGTGAATCAAAGCTCCAATAATAAACACTGGGTGCATATAACGGCGCAGTGTCATTTTGTAATGCAGTGTTCCTGTTTTCATATTCCACCCAATAAAAAAGGCCGCTAAGCGACCTATTCAGGCGATGCAACTTTTAGTGCATCGGTAATTTATTGATTTACAAGCAAAGCGCATTTTTACGCCGCCAATCTATGCATCTCATCGAGCAATGGTTGCTTATGATTTTTATTAAACAACTTAGTTAATTCCTCCTTTCGTTGTTCAAAGTTCCATCCCATTGAGATAAACACTGTGTTGGCTCTTTGTAATTCATTTACGCAATGTATTTGTTCTGGTGTTAAGTAATCACGGATAGGCTCTTTCTTTCCTATTTCGTTATGTACACGAAACTTAGCAGACGTCATACCAAGCACAATGCGATTAATTAAGTCTGCTTCATTACTAAAATGGTGAGGTGAAATAGTCTTGCCTTGTTCCTCTCTAGCCTTTTTGACCGCATCGGTCATTGGCTTATATTCCAATCTTGACGTATTTCTATCTAACTTTTTGGCAGCTAAAGCAGAACGCATCTTGAAGAATTCAGAAACAAGTCTTTTCTTGAATGCCCTGACTACATCATTGTTACGCATGTATGTAATTAACAATGTTGCCTGCTGTTCATTAAGTAGTGCTACTTGTTGTTTTTGTCGACCACCGTCTGTATCAAAGGATCGCATTTCAAATGCCACCCTTCCGAATTCATTTAAGTCATCGACATAATGACGAACAAGTTGAATTACTGTTTTGTGTTTCTTTTTAACTCCATCGGCGATTGCAGAAGAGCTAGTCAATAAATCAAATTTTTTAATTTCCACTAAAGACATAGTTAGTTCCTTTTAGAGATAAACCTTGCGCTCAGGAGTAACCAGCCAAAAGAGGGTTAACCAAACCACTACTGGTTATCCTCAAGGCTTATCCTGAAAGGTTCTTTGGTGTGTATGTGCCGAGCGTGGCACAGGGTGAAATGCGATTTATGTAGATACGGGATTATCCCGTATGTAGATATAACCTGTTGATTATGCTTAATTTTGTCACAAAACCAGAATTGGAAATCAGGTCACTTACGGCTTACCCGTCAGCCAGATAGAGACCACCTCACTTAATTGCGAAGAAGCCATTAAAAAGCCCCTGACTTCTCAGAGGCTCATTATTCGCTTGCATATTTTGAATGCGTCAACTACATTTAATGTGATATTCATTAGTTCAACAGATGTACTTAGCCCGCGGTGTGTGGGCTTTTTTTTATTTCATCACCTGTCGTTGTTGTTCAATTTCCCGTATTGCTTTCTTGTCCAAGTTACACTTTGCTATTGAATTCATCGCATCAACTAGCAGTTGTGGCATGTCGCCCCAGTCCACTTTTTCAGGAATATCAGGCTGAGGACAATCAGCGGTTAACTGTGCTGGTATTGGTGGAGACTGAACGGGAATCAATACCTCTTTTGTACTTGTGCAACTCACTAACAACATCGTCAGGCACAGCAGTATTAGCGCACTCATTGTCTTTGAGTACTGTTTTGATAACAGTCTTAACTTTGACATGTTCTGAGTCCTCTAATTGCTTTGCTTTGATATTATCGAGTGATGCTTGATAGTGAAGAGTTATTGCTGATTGGGTTACTTGGTTTAGTAGCTGGCTTGTTGATAATTGCTCAATGAGCTTTCCATTCTCTTTACTCACTTTGACCATCTGATATGTCAGTATTAAGCCAAATATGAATAGCAACAGCCAGCAAATAAACGGTGCTAAAGCTATAAGCCTTTTCACAGCAAACTCCACGCCTTTTCGAACGTAGCCTCATCGTATGGCTGTGAGCCATTTTCATGACGAATGATTGCCTTGGCCAGTTTAATTGTGGTTGCCTTATCATAAAGACTGATAACATCAGTAGGCGATACACCCAACTCTTTAGCTACACCGTTAATATATGCTCGGGTGTTGTTTTCATTCGTCGGAGCCCAGCGGTCAATCAGGCCTGATACGGTTTTTAACCCGTACTTACGCTGGTAGGTACGAAGTAGTGCCATCAATGCACGAATACCATAAACAGGGCTTTCAAATCGACAGAAGCGAGGTTCAATACTTGGGTCATGCGGCAATTGCCCTTTCCAATTATTGGCTTTGTTGTAATCAATGTTACCAGGGTTGTTATTGCGAATGCCTCGCGCTTGCTTAGTCATTGTTCACCCCCGCCCTGCCTTTAATAATTTTACTCAGACCATCCACGCCGACATACCCAATGAAGACACTCGCTAGGTAAGCCAACTCATGGTTAAGACCAAGCAGTGTTAGAAGGTCTTTTACAAACCATGCAAATAGTGCACACATAGCGCCATCAAATAGCGTCTTCTTCCAACCGCCGCCGTTGTACTTGCCGCGTAGAATCGCCATGCCTGTTGCTAGTGATGCGCTAATACCTTGCTCCTTATGAGCAGCAATAATTTGAAATACGTTATCCCAGAACTCGGGGTTTTCTTTCATATGATCCATACTCACCCCCTTTACTGGAGGAATTAGTTAATAGAAAGCCACCATTAGGTGACCGGATTTGGATTAATGAATTTAATCAGCATTTGAGATAAGTTAAATGTTCAGCCCTATGTAACTTACCGAAGCGATGGCTGATTAACTTCGGTGTGAGGATTTAAAATTGCCAAAAGATAACATCAAAACAATTAGCTATGAGTTCCATACTGACACAAAAACAGAAATGGACTTGTTAAAAGAACTTTCATTTATGAAATTAATAATTGCCTTGCTTGTTGATAAACTATCTCAACAAGATAGAGCATCAATAATTGAAAGTCTCAAGCAGTATGACGATAAAACACTAAATGACTATATTAAAAACTTTGAAAAAAGCGACAAATAACTAACGGTTCAACAGGCTCATGGTAGTGAGTCTATTTACTAATAATTACTCCCTTGAAGTGAGCATCACCATGGTTGCTGACAGTAAATCTTGATTGAAGCTCACGAAGATTTTCATTAAAAGCTTTTTCATTATTTTCAATTGCTGCTTGAATGCTAAAAATTGTTGATTTTGACGCTTCTAATTCACAGCTCATTGCCGCTTGCATGTCAGTGAGCTGTTTTTGTAACTCTGCGATCTGAACATTTTGCTGTGTGACTTGCGCTGATAATGCAGCAACTGTCTGTTCTAAATGTTGATTGCTCATAACTACCTCTCTTAAATAGAAAGCCGCGCACAGTTCATTAGTGAGGGTAAAGATTAGCAGCTGAGTCTGTGGCGGCTGTATACGAAAAAGGCCGCACTAGGCGACCTCTTGAATGTGAACTTGTAAGCAATCCTTACAGCTTTAATTGGCGATATCGGAATTCCGGCATCGGAACAATATTAAACGTTATAAATAGACTGTCAGATAAAGTTTGTTTCTTTTTTTAAATTAGATGGTTAGAATAACTCTGTACTTATTTTTCCAGTTTTTACTCATCAGGCGTTGCTCTCAACGATCCTTTGCCACCATCCTAAAAAGTTGGTGGCTTTTTTTATGCTCACTCGAATTCATCAAGCATATAAACCCTTGCAATGCAAAAAGCCCCACCGAAGTGAGGCTCTAGAATCGGAACTTTTCAGCCCGTAATTAGTAGGTAATCTCTTACCCTCTTTAATCTATCTGTCTGCTCTTTGCTTTTACGAGCGAGCATAACATAAACAGTATACTATTTAGGCGCAGAATGCAATAGATTTCTCCTATTAATAAATTATATAGAAAATAATGCTATTTAATATCACTAATCATAGGATGAATGGCATCTTCAATCATCACGCAAGCCCACCTAACGCGGCGTTTGGCAGAGTCTAGGTCTATACCGGTTTTCCTCGATAGCTCCTCTAAAATGTTTTGCGGGCTTTTGCATTGCTTATAGCGTTTAATAACTACATCACGAAGCGGGTTGCTCGTTGGTAAAATTTCGTTAATACACTTTTCAACAAATTCGGCGTCATCTTTTTCTTTGGCGAGGCGAAGTGCGCCGAGTGTTGATTTGTTTGGTGCAATAATTTCCTTTACCTTTTCGATTAGCTCATTGCCTGTGTATCCCATCTTTCTACAGTTATCGAAAGTGGCACGAATCAAAGTAGCAGAGCCATCATCCCATTCATCCCTCGTCATTAGCCGACCAATAACATTTATATTTAGGCCATCTGGAGAATCATCTCCTCGGTAGTTCCTTCCCCATATGGTGAGCATATATCTAGTCCATGGTCTTTCTGATGGGCTTAGCTTTGGAAGTGTTCCAAAAAGCTTTTTCCTCATTTCCTTTTCAGTTCTGAAGTAAGCTATTTGTTCAAATGAAGCCTTTCTCATCTCACCCCCTGCAATACTTCACTCTTTCCTTTTATCGCTCCGCCGATTCCACCGCGATGTATAACCATAAGCTGCCCATTTACAATGATGTGCTTTTCTGCTCGCGTATCGAATGCGTACTTCTTTACTGTATTTCGCGATGCGCTTATCCAGCCAGCCACTCGAGTTTGATTTCCTCTGGCTTTGATGAGTAATTCTGGAATGGTTGTTATCTCAGCCTGCATCATCTATCTCCCATATCATGATATCCAGTGAGCCGCCTTTAACCCTCTCGCCGCGTTTAATTCGAAAATCATCTATCTGCTCGTCGTCATCCCAAAAGTTGGCGTGAGTAAGCGAATCGAAAACAGCTTTAGGCAAGTTATCGAGGTCTCTTTTGCGTTTGTCTGGAGGGTTTGCAGTGATGATTATCTTGATGCGAGAGGTGGTTTTGATATCTAGGTTATGTTGCTTGATGTAATCTGTTACTTGCTTTCGGTAGCCTGTACCCTTTGATGATATATAGTGCCTGCCTTTGCAGTGTCGCCAGTACGTATTTACTGAAGGCGGCCACGGCAACTTGAGGTGATATTGCTTCATGATGGTTCTATCAATCCCCCTCTGGTTAGCTCCCTAAGTGTTAAAACAATCGCCCTATCCATCAGTTGACGTCTTTCAATTCGACTCAACTTGCTGCCGTTATCAATCTCATGATGGCAGTGCTGACATAATGCTGCTGTGAGGCTATCGTCAACCTTAAGCCCCATCCCCTTATCTTCGTTTCTATGTGCTACCTGAGTGCCATAGCGACCACACAAGACACAACATTCGATTTGAGCTACGGCTTTGAGCCATTTTTTTGAGCGGTAGATACTTGTCATTTCTCTAGCTCCCACTCTGCAAGTGTGATAACCAACATCGGGTTACTGCTGCTTTCAATTGTTAGCATTGATTCATACGCTAAGTGCTCTTTAAATTTGCGCTTTAATAGCCCTGCACACTTCCTGACGGCTTCATTGGACTTATGGATAGCCCAACATAGCTTGAGTGTTGTTAATGCGCTCATAAACGCTTCTGCTTCGTTTTTCATCTCTCTTGCTGCTCCTTGAGTTATTCCCTGTGCCCGTAGTAGTTATATTCATAACGAGTTGTACGCAGCTTCACGCCGCTTTCTACCGCCCAAGCTGTCGAGTATTCAATTAAGCTACTCATGCGCTTCTTGCCCATTTGAGACGTACTCTCTCGTATGTTTAATAGCTCACCTTCAATTCCCCTAATTAACGGTGACTCTTTCGCTCCTGTAGTAACCATCCAGTGGCCAGACACAAAGACATTCTTCCACTGCCATAATTTCAGTGGCTCATTGTTGAGTGTCATTTGCTTTGACACATCACCACATAGCGCATGAAACATGTCATTCTGCGGTAGTGTTCGGCTGGATTCTGAGATTTTTACTTCTAGGGGGAATTCTTCGTTGAGGGGTAGAGCATTTATTGTGGCTATTAGGTTTTCACGTATTCGTTTATTTCTTAGAAGAAACTTTGTGGCTTTCTCCAAGTTAACCTCCTATTGACGATAAATCATAACGACTAAGCCGCCTTTGGTTGCAACCTTAATAGTCTGGTTATCTTTAATTTCGCCCAGTTCAAACGCATCGTACAATTCATCAATTGCCGCTTGCTTGCGTTCCTTTGACTTTCGTTTAAATAGCTTGCTGAAAATCAAACTTACGAACCAGCAAAACGCCTGTGTAACAATCCACACGTAGCCCATCATTGATAACAACCCAACTATCCATTTGTATGTTTCATCACTCACTGTTAGCTCTCCTGTGGTGGCTCTGGCTTTTCTGGCAAATTCATCCAATGCGTGACTATGTAAACCTCACCATCCATGTCCTGCATCCCCTCATTTTCTCCAGATTCAGCATTTTGAAACTTTTGGATATTGCCGCTCCACCACGCCGTAGTTCTCCCATGAGAGCCAAATGTAAAATATTTCCCATCTGTATCAGGCGTTTTCTCATTTCTCTTAACCCAATTAGTTCCCTGCATTAGATGCTCCCCACGGTCTGTTTGATTCTTGAAATTTAAGCCTTTCATCACTCAACACCTCGCTTAATTGCCAGCTCACGACGCATCACTTCTGCTCGCTCATGCAAATCGTCCATTATTTCCTCAAGGCGACGAGCTAAAGCGTACATCCTGTCTAGGCTTTGCTGTCTGCTGTGCTCTTGAGCCTTAATCACGTATTCATAATATGCACTCATCTAGAAGTCCTCACGATTCCCACTCATATCCAACTTTAATTGCCTTGGCTTCCTCTAAGGTGTTAGTCATCACTTTCGTGTTGGAAATATCACCCCAGCAATTACACTCAACTGGCGTTAGGTAATATTCATTTTCTGTTCCATCATCGCTTTTGTAGGTGTGGCGAACCGGATCACCTAATACCTTGGTGACGGTATGTGTTAATAGATTCATCTAGAAGTCCTTATGATTTGGTGTGTTACGCTTGGCGGTTGCCATATCAGCTCTAGCCATTGCTTGAGTTTGGTCGGTGTCGAATAAGCAAAGTCCTTTCTGGTCTACAAATGCTGTGCCAGCTTTACCGTGGCGGTTAAGTCTCACAATAAGCTCTGTAAGCGTCTTGTCGGCTTTGTCGTTGTAAACTGAGTCTTTGTATATTCCCATCCAGTAATCGCAATCCTGCTCGATTTGACCAGTATCACGGCTATCGCTTGGCATAGGTCGCTTATTGGTTCTGTCTTCCAGTTTGCGGTTTAGCTGTGTGAGTAATACCACGGTAGTATCAAGCTCTTTTGCCAGTTGCTTGAGCCCTTTGGTAATTTCACCATAGGCAATATCGTTTCGGTCTGCTTTACCAGCTTTCATCAGCGTTAAATAATCCACACCGATAAACCCGATTTTCCCAACCTTGCGTTTCAGCTTTCTGCACTCTGATTGAATGTGCTCAAGCGTCATTCCCGCTGTATCATCAACCCAAATGTTAGGCTTTTCGCTAAGGTCATTAATAGCTTTGCCAAGTAGCGCCCATTCGAAATCATCCTCAGTTCCGCCGTAGAACATGTCAGAATTTAAGCCTGACTTCTGGCTTACCATCCGTTCAACCAATTGCTGATTTGACATCTCCATGCTGAACAGAGCCACTGGCAAACCATCATCGGAAACGTTCTTCGCCATTTCAGTTAAAACGGTTGTCTTACCCATCTTTGGACGCGCACCGATAACGAATAATGACCCACGCACAACAAATTTAGGTGCCAGCATGTCATCAAGAGGCTTAATGCCTGTCTTGAGTCCTACAAACTGATCGGGATTGTTAAACATGTTTTCTACGCCTTCGAACCACTCAGGCAATAGCTCAGCCATATTCTTCAAGCCAGACTTTCGACCAGTAACACCGTTTTCGCTTGCGTCAGTTACCAGCTTCTGCACGAACTCCATTTTTTCACCAAAGCTTAGAGTGCTTGGCTCAATCAGTAATCGTGTGGCTTCGTTGATTTTCTCAATGGCATAGCGCTCATTGGCATACTCTTTGATTTTCTTCGAGTAGTGGATCACGTTTGCAGCGCTTGGGGTGTTCTTTGCAATTTCAGCCAGATAACCCAATCCGCCAGTAGCGCCTTCGCTGCCAGTTGCTTTCAAGCTGTCAGCTACAGTTAAGATATCAATCGGTTGATGCTTGCTAGCCATTGACCGCATTTGCTCAAAGATAATCTTGTGGTGTGTGCCGTAAAAATCATCTGGCTTCAACACGGAAAACACTCGTTGAGCATTGTCGCTGTTTGGGTCAATCAGTAGGGATCCGATAACACTTTGTTCGGTCTCTAGGCTGTGTGGCACTTGGTAATTCATAGCGATCCCTCCCTAGTTTTTAACACTGTCGACGGTCTTAGCAGATAATCGAAATTAGCCCTCCAACCAGAATCGTTTTCACCGAAATAAAACTCTTTAGCTGAACTCATGAAATACTCAAAATAGTTTTTAGCCGCTTCGACTGTTGGCTCTTTGAGTTCTTTCAGGAATTTTGAGATGGCTCGTTTCCGCTTGTCATTCAAGGATTCAGCATTTGGTAATCTGTCACCAGCAGCCTCGTTAAACGCATTCATAATTTCGATGTAGGGGATGTTGTTTTTTCGATTGGTTGAAATTAACTTTTCACAATCCCCCTCTTGAGGGGTTAGGGGAGTATTTATTTCTTGTTCAAATACATTCTTATTCTGTTTCACTTCTTTTGTTACTAGGTTAGTAACCTCAGTTAAGCCCTGAACGTTGGTATCACTGGGTTTGATTGTCACCTCATTAGTAACTTGCTTTGTCACCTCGTAATTTGCCTGATATTCAAGGTAATTTGTGATTGTGATTATTGTTCCGTGTCGTGTACCTGCGCGGGTTATCATCCCTTCTTGCTCAAAAAAATCCAGCATGTCTCTGACTTGTTTTTCAGTCTTTTCTTTTCCCTTTGCATCCTTCAGTTTTCTAGCTAAAACTTTTGCTTTTGTTACCAACTGACCAGCCCGAAGATCCCAAGACACACCACCAAACTCAACTGTTGTTGGCTTATGCCTTGCCTGCCCTAGTAATCTGACCCATAGCGCAAGCTTAGCTGTATCTTCTGCCCAGCTTGCGTTAAGCAGGCTCCTGAATATCGCGACGTGACCAAGTTTAGAGTTATCCATCCGAGAACTCCTAGCGTGGTTCTTGTTGCCAAAATCAGCATATGCAACGTTACTCATGCGTTTCCCTCCCAATAGTTCTTTCCTGTGAGCATTCCTTAGTTTTGCATCTTCAAAAGCTTCTCTAAGTCGCTTTATCCCTAGTGGGGTAACTTTCCTGAGTTCCCTATCACGCATGATGTTTTTATGCACAGCATGATAATTAAAGTCATGATTTCGTTTATTTTTCATGGTATAATTCTCTTATTCCCAAGCTGTATCAGACAAGAGAAACCTAAATTTCCCTTGTCACCATTACTGGTTGTTGATACAGTTGTTTTGATAGTTAAATATCCAAATTGATTTGAGCCTCATCATTCGCCGTGGTTGGGGCTTTTCTTTTAACCTTTCCCTTCCCTTCAAGAGCCTGAATAACCCTTTCTGCATAATCACCCTCAAGAACAACTTTCGTTGGCTTATCGCTGATGTTTACCGAATCAGGCGGCAATCCGAACTTACTCACCAACTGGCAAGCTAAATCGAATATTCTGGCTTTATCTCGACTGGATTTTGATGGGTGTATTCCTAGCGCTTTAGCGAGTCCGTTATTACCGACTGAATACATTTGTTGAATGTAAAACGTCATCAATTCGTTTGATGAGCACTCTACTTTGATATTTTTTGCATTTTCCATAGTCTATAGTCCTTTTAGATACAGTTAGTCCGTGACTCACTATCCTGTGAGTTAAGTTTGCTCTGAGAATTTACTCTGAGCGGTCTAGCGATGTTAAAGAGCGGGGTAGTGTTTATGAAGCAAGTAGTTTTTGCTGGCTTAGTGTTAGCAAGTCGCTTGCTTTGTACTTGCCGTTTGATATGGATTGAATAATTTCTGCATAATTTGTTTTTCCAAAAAACTCAGTCTTTGGAAGAAAACCATTAGCAATCCATTTATAAACAGCTCGTTCACTTACGCCGCATGCCTTTGCAACTTCTGCAACGCCAATATCTTTAATTGGCTCCTGAATGTTTTGCATATTGATATCCTTATTTGAACTTTCAGTACATATGTTAATTGAACTGACAGTTCCTTTCAACCTGTTTATTATTGAACTCATGGTACAAGTGAATAATGTGCGTGAAAAATTCGCCAGTCGGTTAGCACAAGCCGCCAAAGATGCTGGCTATAGCGAACATGGAAAGGCAACTGAAATTGCTGAAAAGCTAGGGTTAACGCCTAAAGCCGTAAGCAAGTGGTTCAATGCTGAGTCCATTCCTCGTCAAGATGCGATGAATAAACTTGCAGAATTACTGCGAGTGGAAGTCGTGTGGCTACAACATGGTGAATTGGCAGGATTTGATTCTAATGTGTCCAGCCCTAGACCATATAGACCAGCCCCTAAGTATCCAGTAATTAGCTGGGTGCAAGCTGGCGCATGGAACGAAGCATGTGAACCTTACACGCTAGATCAAATAGATGAATGGTATGAGTCAGAAGTCCATGTACATGGAACAGCTTTCTGGTTGAGAGTTGAAGGCGATTCAATGACATCACCTGTTGGAACTAGCATACCAGAAGGATCATTAGTTCTTGTTGATACAGGAAGAGAGGCTGTTAATGGTAGTTTAGTTGTCGCTTTGCTGGTTGACTCTAATGAAGCCACTTTTAAAAAATTAGTAATTGATGGCGGCAACAAGATGCTTAAAGGGTTAAATCCTGCATGGCCTATTATGCAAATTAATGGCAACTGTAAAATTATAGGCGTAGTAGTCCAGATGATGATGCGATTCGTCTAGTGGCCTGACGACACGTTCATATGAAAAAATTATGGGGTTGTATCAAGCAGCACAAGGTAGAAATAACCGCAGCACTATCCGTGATTGCAATGCTGGTATGGTTTGATTTTGATGATGATGCCATATTCCAACTCTACGAGATGATTTTTGGACGGCCTGACGACACGTTTTAGGAGAATGCATGGCATTTAACGACATTGAGATAGCTAACATTAAGCGGTGTATGGAGTTTTTCATGGAAAAGCGCCGACCTGCTGAACACCTAAGGGATGAGCTGGATTTAAGCTATAGCATTGAAGATGACTCCGTTGTCATATTTGAAGTAAGACGCCTTACTTGGAGTGACGGGCAAGCCCAAGAGCCGATAGCAAAAATTACACATGACAAATCTAACAGCTCTTGGTCTCTGTTTTGGATGGATAAAGACAGCAACTGGCACAACTACGATGAGATAATGCTAGGCAGTTTTTCTGACGCCATTAGGCTCGTTGAAGATGATGCCCGTGGCTGCTTCTTTGGCTGACGACGCGTTTTAGGGTGTGGTTGACAGAGCAACAGTAAAATTGAAATTTGGTTGACGCGATTCTGTCAACAAATCGTTTTTAAAGGATAAGTAAATGAGAATATTAGGGGTTCGAGTTTCGCCTTCAGTGGCGTCATTTATTGTTTACTGTACTGAATCTAAAAGTCTTGTTTGTTCTGATGTGATAAATATCCCATGCACTTTAGATACGCCGGAGAAGTTAAAATATGTTCGTAACAATATCCTAGATATATTAATGTTTTATAATGTTGATATCGCGTCAATAAGGGTAACAGAAGCAAACTCTCAAAATATGAGCATCGACCGTCTCTATATAGAGGCAGTGATACAAGAAGCATTTTCAAGTAGCGAAGTTAAAAAATACTTTACCATTCGAAAATCAGGAATACGATCAGGTCTTAATGTAAGCGATGCCGAATATAAGCAATTACTTAAATCAGAAATAACAATACATGATATAGACAATTCATCATTCACTCAGGAAACCAATGAAGCCATGATGGCAGCATTAGCTGTGGAGGGAAAATTTTGATCACCCCATATCAAAAAGCAGACGTGTCATTTAGGAAAATAAAAAAACTTGATGAGCAGGGTTGTTTTTCAGAGGTTTATCTTGCTCATGACGAAAATTTAGATCATGACCTAGTTATCAAAGAAATCACAAAAAAGCCTAACCAAGATAAAGATACTTATTTTTCTGAAGCAAGGCTGCTTTACAAAAACGCCCACCCAAACATCGTGCAGGTTCAATACGCAGCTGAAGATAATGAAAAAATCTATATAGCAATGCCATATTATATTAACGGTACGATAAGCCAGAAAATGAGTAGAGGAAATTTTACTCCGCGTGAGATAATAAGATATGCAATACAGTTTATTGGCGGTCTATACCATATCCATACAAAAAAATTAATTCATTTCGATATTAAACCTAATAACATTATGATTTCAAACCGAAATGAAGCAATGCTGGCTGACTTCGGATTATCTAAATTAATAAATATAAATTCAACAGCAGTACCTGATTACAATTACTATTTTCATACGCCACCTGAATATTTTACAATAAGTAAAAATGGTGGATTTACCTATACCTTCGATATCTACCAAGTGGGAATGACTTTGTATAGGATGTGCATTGGTGCCATTGATTTTGAGGATGAAATATCTCAATTCCAATCTGCTGATCAGTTAGAGTCCGCAATAAAAGCTGGAACGTTCCCTTCCAGACAGTACCCATTGCATATACCAAAAAAATTAATATCTATAATTAATAAGTGTTTAGAAAGTAATCCAAATGACCGATTTCAGTCATCACTGGATATTCTTAATGCACTATCATCAATAAAAGACGATGATGGCGCGTTGGATTGGAGAAAATGCGATAATTCCGATGCCGCACTGAATGAATGGCGCAAGGAAACCGCAGGTGCTATACTCCATCTAAGTTATGATTGCAATAAAAAATCTTCTATTTGTTATAGAGTATATCCGGATGGGAGAAAACGGAAGGAAGGAAAAGGCACTCTTTCCAGTTGTTCGCAATCAAAAATATATCAAATACTCAAAGGGTTATGACTATGAAAAAGCTGGCGGTGTTGAATAATGCGCCACCCAGCAGAAGGGATGCTGCGGTGGCCTCCCCTTATACAAAATCAGATATTCTGAATGAAGATGAAAAAAAGGAACGCTCTGATAAATTCAGATCTTCACCTCTAAGAAATAAGTATTTTAAACTATAATTTTTAAACCAGCCCTCCCCGCGAGGGCTTTTTTGTGTCCTTTCCCCTCCAAATAAGTGATCTGCATTCCAATCTGAGATTTTTTTGAAAAAAAATTCCTTTTAAATTCAATCTAATAATACTATTAGTTCCATTTTTACTTTAATTTTGTACTTTTGGTTCTTTACTTTTATGAACTATTGGTTCAATATATAACTCATCGAAGGCAAGGAGCCAAAGGTAAACGGATTTAGTTCTTTAACAATTAGGAACGCTCAGAATAAATTTTCAGAGCAACCACTGAGTGGTTTTTGGGGTGATGGTCGAAAAGACAAGCAGTCGCCTTGTTGGCGAAAGACAGCTACCGGAGGCATTCGGCATCACCACCAAAGATCACTTAGGAGGCGAATATGGCAACAATAATTTTCAAAGAGAACTCAAAAATTCGCAGACGCAGAAAGCAAGGTGAGTTTTTGGCTCGAAAGATAGCTATGAGAAGTCGCTCAGTGGAAGAAATTTGGGATTCGATATTTGGCGTTGAGAAAAAAGAACGCCCTATTCTATCTCTCAAACCAACAAAGCATTATCCAAGTGGAGACAACTGTTGCTTACCTAATGTAGCAATATTTTCAGGAGTTAAAACAAAACAGCCGAGCAGTGAGTTCGGGGTGACGGCGAGATAAATAGGAGATAGAAAATGAAATTTGAAATGTTACCAGACCAGATTCAATTAGAAGCAGCCAGATGTTTACGTGAATATGTAATTTGTCAATCAGGCGGTGAAAGAGACCAAGCTATGCAGCTGGCCTCTGTAATTAGAGATGCTTTTTGTGAGCTTTATCAGAAGGGAGACTCATCAGGCTCGAAATCAACCGGTGGCAATGCTGACAACGATTTAAAGTGAGCATTCAAGTCATCAAATATTTTAATAACCCGCTCACCATTAGATTGTGGTGCTGCAATTCTTTCCGCTCGAATTAATTCAATCACTACCTGTAAAGCTGCTTGCTCAGGATTTCTTTTTGGGTCAAGAGCATCATACATACAAAAAACTTCCTTATTTTGACTGTGGAATAACCAATATATCAATTTTCCTTGACTGTGGAAAGTAAGGAACCACCTCGCCTGACGTGGTTAAAAGCAGGCACAGTTAACTAATTACAGTCCATCAAGGTGGGCTGTGGTGAGTTGATTAATAGATAGGAGATAGAGATGGAAATATGGTTTAAGGAATTTGAGTCACATGGACGTCAGATTCTAGTTAAAAAAGCACATAACCCCGAAGAGTCAAAAGTCGGGGTGCAATATTGTTGGCTTGAGAAAATTTTTGAGGTCGATTTTGGGTTGTGGGTGGATTACGACGAGGATGATGAGGAAAGTTATGATAAAGCAGAAGATGCACGCAACAATCTATTCGACACCATCGATCAGGAAGTGGTAGATACCGTGGTGAGGGAATTAATTCAAAAACACAAGCTCGATGATTAGCATCGTATTTAGTTAATAACGGAGGGAGTATGGAAGATAAAACAGGTGGGTTTGATGGCAGTCCTGCTCCATGGGAAAACCGCGATGGTTTTGTATATGACTCAGAGGGTGAAGTTATTTGCTCTTCATATGGATATGAAAGTGATGATGACCTAATCGCAGCGGCACCAGAGTTATTACAAGCACTACAACTAATCGTAAGTTATCACGATGACGGAAATAGAAGTTTACATCGTGAAGATTTAGAAATGGCTCGTAAAGCAATCGCAAAAGCCCTCGGTAAGCAGTAACCCACCACAACACATTTCATATCGCTATTAATAGTGAGGAATACGCACATAAGGAACATAGGAAATGGCAAATGAATTAGTCGTAATTGAACAAGCAACTGCGCTCGATTTATTTACAGCGCCAGAAAAAGTAAATCAGATGCTAGAGCACATTAAATCTCTTGCAGAAGAAGAGCGTAAAGAACTAGACAGTGATTTCTCAGTAGCTAAAAACCGAAAGGCTTTTGCATCTTTGGCGTACAAGGTCGCTCAAACAAAAGCGTATATCGACAAGGAAGGTAAGGCAGTTGTCGATAAGTTAAAAGAGCTACCAAAAAAAGTTGATGCTAATCGCAAGATTTTTCGTGACGAACTAGATGCATTAAGCAAAGATATTCGCAAGCCACTAACAGAGTGGGAGGCTCAAGAAAAAGCTCGCGAAGAAGCCGAAGCGCTTAAGAAGCAAATCGAAGTTGATCATGAAGAAGCTCTGCGAATGAACGAGCTGTTTGATTTGCGCAAAGCCGAAGAAGAACGCCAGCGCATTGCTCGTGAAGAAGAAATGAAAAGACAAGCTGCGGAACAGGCAAGGCTCGAAGCTGAACGTAAAGCACAGCAAGAAATCGAAGCAGCAGCACAGCGTGAACGCGAAGCAAAAGAAGCCGCCGAACGTGCAGAGCGTGAAAAGCAGGAAGCTATTCAACGTGCAGAGCAAGCAGCAAAAGAAGCCAAGGAAAAGGCAGAGCGTGATGCTAAAGAAGCTCAGGAGCGAGCCGAACGCGAGAAACAATTAGCTATCGAAGCTGAGCGCAAGAAAGCACAAGAAGCAGAACAAGCGCGATTAGCAGAAGAAGAACGTAAGCGTCAGGAAGAAGCTAAACGTCAGGCTGATAAGGAGCATCGTCGCAAGTATAACCAAGAAACCTTACAAGCCTTAGTAAGTAACGGATTTGATGAAAAATTAGCGACTGAATTTATTAAGTTAGTTGCTAGTAATAAAATCCCCCACATGACAATGAATTACTAATACCCACCGCACCAACACCAGAACCTAAATAACAATCGCTATCAATCGATAAGTGATGGTTTCGCACATCCAGAGGTAAGCATGAATATTGATAAATACAAACTTTGTTTAGCTCAATCACAAGCTGGAATTGCCCTTTATCTCAAGGATGAGAATGGATGGAGTGAAGCAAACGAAACATTAAAAACAGCATACGGAGTACAGAATGAACGCAAAGCAGAAACACGCAAAGCAGAAAATATTCGCACTACTACGCGAGTCTGAAATGACTGAGCAACAAGTCGAATTATTGTTTTCCGATTGGAAATTTAAACAGCAATGCGAAAAGACAAATCTCATCTTACATCAAGTTAACACTCGTGGGTCATACGCATTCACGTAAGGAGATAGCCATGCGCCCTATTCTGGATATGTGCTGCGGAAGTCGCATGTTTTGGTTTGACAAGGAAGATAACAGAGCAATTTACAGTGATATAAGGGTAGAAAAACACATTCTATGTGATGGCAGGAAGCTAAATATAACACCAGATATTATCGCTGATTTTAAAAACCTCCCCTTCCCTGATAACTCATTCCATCAAGTTGTATTCGACCCGCCACATTTAATTCGTGCTGGCCACAATGGGTGGATGTTTAAAAAGTACGGTCGATTGAACAAAGAATCTTGGAAAGAGGATTTAGCCAAGGGGTTTAGTGAAGCATTTCGAGTGCTGCGGCCAAATGGAACATTGGCTTTCAAGTGGAACGAAACTCAAATTCCTACAAAGCAAGTATTAGCCCTTACTGACCAGAAACCAACGATAGTTCAACGCGTCGGCAAGAACGACAAAACTCACTGGATATTATTCATTAAGGACGCAGCATGAGCGCATATACAACACAAGATGCTATTGAGGAAGCTCGGCTAGAAAATGCTGCTTGGCAGGATGCACAAAGCGCATACATAGCAGAACAAGCTCACGAACTTATGGAAATGCTAGGAAGCACACTCACTGATAAATGGACTGACAGTGAATATGATGAAGCTCAGGATCGAGCAAGTGAGTTTATTAAATCACTAATGAAAGAGGCTCGAATGATGTGAAAGAAGGAATTTATTACAACATATCAAATGAGGACTACCACAATGGATTAGGTATCAGTAAATCACAGCTGGACCTTATAAATGAATCTCCAGCGGACTTTATATGGCAAAGGAATGCGCCAGTTGATGAAGAAAAAACAAAGGCTCTAGATTTTGGCACGGCTTTGCATTGCTTATTGCTGGAGCCTGATGAATTTCAAAAAAGGTTTAGGATTGCACCAGAAGTAAATCGTAGAACCAATGCAGGGAAGCAAGAGGAAAAGGAATTTCTCGAAATGTGTGAAAAGGAAGGTATCACACCAATCACTCATGACGATAACAGGAAGTTAATGCTCATGAGAGACAGTGCAATGGCGCACCCTATCGCAAGATGGTGCTTAGAAGCTAACGGAGTAGCTGAAAGTAGCATTTATTGGACTGATGAAGATACGGATATTCTTTGTCGTTGCAGGCCAGATAAACTCATTCAAGAGCACCATTGGATTGTTGATGTAAAAAGCACCGAAGATATTCATAAATTTGAACGTTCTATGTACGAATATCGATATCACGTACAGGACTCTTTTTATTCAGATGGATATAAATCACTAGTAGGCGAAATGCCTGTTTTTGTTTTCCTAGCAGTAAGCACAACTGTGAATTGTGGGCGTTACCCAGTCAGGGTATTTGTTTTGGATGAACACGCAAAATCAGTTGGTCGAACAACCTACAAACAAAATTTAAGAACGTATGCAGAATGCCTAAAAACGGATGAATGGGCAGGCATACGCACACTATCACTGCCCTATTGGGCTAAGGAATTAAGGAATGAGTAACCCACCATTAGCTCAAGCTGACTTACAAAAAACACAAGGTACAAAGGAAAAAGAAAAAACCAAAGATCAGTTGTTGGTTGAGTGTATCAATAAACCAAGTATGAAAGCTCAGCTAGCAGCCGCCCTTCCTCGTCACATGACGCCGGATAGAATGATCCGAATAGTGTCAACGGAAATAAGAAAAACACCAGAATTAGCCAACTGTGATATGCAAAGTTTTATCGGCGCAGTTGTGCAGTGTTCGCAATTAGGATTAGAACCAGGTAACGCACTTGGTCATGCATACCTGCTCCCGTTTGGAAATGGAAAATCCAAGTCGGGCCAATCAAATGTGCAGTTAATCATTGGCTACCGAGGAATGATTGATCTAGCCCGTCGCTCAGGGCAAATAGTAAGCATTTCAGCCAGAACGGTAAGGCAAGGTGATAGTTTCCACTTTGAGTATGGACTGAATGAAAACTTAACGCACGTACCGGGTGAAAATGAGGACTCACCCATTACTCACGTTTACGCTGTCGCAAGACTTAAAGATGGTGGCGTTCAGTTTGAGGTCATGACATACAACCAAATAGAAAAAGTCAGAGCATCAAGTAAAGCAGGACAAAATGGCCCTTGGGTTTCTCACTGGGAAGAAATGGCGAAGAAAACCGTTATCCGCCGCTTGTTTAAATATCTACCCGTCTCTATCGAAATGCAGAAAGCCGTCATTCTTGATGAAAAAGCAGAGGCCAATATCGATCAGGAAAACGCTACTATTTTTGAGGGAGAGTATGAGGAGGTAGGCACTGATGGCAATTAATATTTTCATAGTCACTGCAAATCTTGGAAAGGATTGCGAACAGCGCTGGACACCCAACGGCAAAGCGGTTGCATCATTTAGTCTGCCAGTTAAATAGGGTTATGGTGAGCATGAAAAAACATCATGGGTTATCTGTAAGATGTTTGGCCCTAAAGCTGAAAAACTTCCCCAGTACTTAACTAAAGGAACAAAGGTTACGGTTACTGGTGAGTTCGTCATGGAAGAATGGACGAACCAGAACGGAGAGAAAAAATCAGCGCCAGTAATTATAGTCGAGAAGATTGAGTTTGGAAGTAGCAGCAATCAGGCAGGAAGCCAGCAGCCAGATCGACAACCTCAGCAACAAGCACCGAAGAATGAGCCGCCTATGGATTGGGATGACAATATTCCCTTCGCACCTATCGGACTCCCCTACCCACGCCACGCTATTTATGTGATTTAACCAAAGGATATATTTGCAAGGATGCAAACAGGAGATAGATATGACTATTGAGCAGAAGATACAAAAAATTGAATTGGCCACGCAAATAAGCCAACTGAAAGAAGAAAACGCGAAATTGAAGAAAGCCATTACTGATATTTACCGCAATTGCGAAGAATGTGAATTTGATGGAAGCGGTACTTATTATGCAGTAGAGCAAGATCACGTTAATGATGCGTATGAGCTAGTAGACCCAACGGAATAATTTAACTCGCAGGGATGCAATAAGAGGAATGAATATGAACAGTTTTATATACCGTAGTCAAATTATGAAATTTACATTGCCAGAACCAGCCCCTAAAGATGTTTGCAATCTTTGCGGTGGTAATGTCGGAAAAGATAATTTAATCCAAGGTAAGGCAGCAAATATTTGTTTTGACTGTTCAGATTTAGCGAAAGAAATGGCAGATGAGAAGCGTGAGCATATAGCTAAAAGGGAAATAGAACGTATAGCTGATATTATTTCTATTGGTGAAGAAGGTTTAATTGATGTTGTTAGGGATTATGCTTATATGTACGCAGAACGCCTGTATAAAGCTGGATATAGAAAGGTGGAGTGATGAAAGGTCGAATAAAGTTTAACGATGCCATGTTAGCAGCTGTCATGGATGGCAGAAAAACGCAAACACGCAGGCCGATTAAGCCACAACCAAAAGTAACCGAGGAAGAGTTACGCAAGTTGTGTGCATGGCAAGAAGGTTACACGCTATCAGAGAAAGTATGTGCAGCATGGCGACATGGATTTGTTGATGTTGATTGCCCGTATGGTCAGATTGGCGACATCATCAACGTTGCGGATAAAGACGGTAATATCAAAGGGAAAATTGAGATTACCGATGTTTGGTTGCAGCAAGTAAATGATATTAGTGAAAACGATGCTAAAGCAGAGGGGTTCGATGGGAAATTGAACTCATGCACATCTGACTTCGCCGCTGTATGGATTGGAATATACGGAATTGATAGTTGGATGAATAACGATTGGGTATGGGTGATTGAGTTCAAAAATGCGAGTTAAGGAAGAGTTTTGACAGTGGATTAGTCACATGGATGTGAGTATGATTTTCACTTTAACTAATTATAAACAATTATAGGAAATCATATGAACTGGTCAGAAATTTTACTATTCTTCTTAGGTGACGGCATTGCACTTGCTATTTTTGGAGCTATTTATAAACACATTTCAGATAAATCGTTAGATAAAAAGATACAACAAGGTTTAGATAACTTGGATTTGCTCACCGAATCTCAATTGACAAAAGTTTTACAAGAAAACATTAAAATAAATGATCAGAGAAAGTTTATCCGGCAAGAAATGACAAGTAATAATATTTCTCATATGAGGCAAGCATGGATTAATGATGTAAGAAAGAATGCAGCTTCATTTGTAAGCTTAACTACTAATATTATTTCCAGTTCAGATTTATATTTTAAATTAAACGACAGTTTATCTAAAGGTGATTTTTATGATAAGAATGCAATTTATAACAAAAGACAGATGACCAAAGATTTGTTAATAGAACTACACAGCAATATACGAAAAATAAATGAATTACACAACTACCTTGACTTACTCCTTCCATTCAGCGATTCAACTTTAAATAAGTCAGAGCCAGAAGCAGATGAAATAAGAGTAATACTTGGGAATATAGCAAGTAAGACCTATCATGTCTTAACTAATGACTACAATACACTTTCTGGGTTAATGCTTGATTTAACAGAACTACAAAGTAAGTTAGTTGGCGAATTAAAGATGCTTTTATTAAAAGAATGGAGAGTAACAAAGTCCTTAAATGAATTAGAAGATATGGATAAAAGGAACGATGAGGAGTTAATTAATTAAATACTACCCTGCACTAGCAGGGTTTTTTATACCTAAAATTCAGGAGTAAGCATGGATAAATCAAGGCAGCAATTTGAAGAGTGGTTTGCACCACAGAAAGAAGAAATGAAGCGGAATGGGTTAGGTATGATTTCGATAACGAGAATGCACCAGCGCCAATGGATGGCATGGCAAGCATCACGCGAGAGTTTAATTAATAACTTAGAGCCTGTTGGTTATATAACTCCTGTTTCTGTACTTCTTCTTCGTAGAAAACAAAAATCATTTATTCAGCCAGAAAAAACAGAAACTAATATCCCACTATATCGATTGGATTAAATAATAATGAAGCTATTTGTACTGTTATTAATTTGGCAGGGATATGTTACGCCTGTAACCGATACATTGTACACACAGCAAGAATGCGAGAGCCGTGCTATGCAGATAATGCAGGTGCGGAATGTTGAGGTGGTTTGTGGTGAGGTGCTCAGGTAGAAAGCAATATTCAATCTAATAACGTATTGAAAATAGCATAGGTGAATTATGGATATTATCGACTCAGCAAACGAACTAGAACAATTACACATTCAAGCAGCATTATCAAATCGCCAGCCAGTAATTAAGTCAATAAACGGAATGTGCATCTGGTGTGAAGAAATGCCAGCAAAACCAAATAGCGCATATTGCAGTAAAGATTGCGGGGATGATTATGAGAAATATAGAAGGAAGAATGGAGGTGCATAAATGCAAACAGTCAGAGAATTCGCAAAAAAGCACAGAAGAAGTGATGAAACGATAAGGCGGTGGATAAGCGCTGGGAAAATATATCCAGCACCAACATTTGATGGGTATCAATATTTAATACACCCATCAGCACAAAAAATAACAAACTACGAAAATCTTAACCCAAGCATTCTATTAAATAAAAACTGCAAACTGTTAAAAAGGATTGAGACAGATGGCAAGAAACAGAAGTCCCAAAAACGCTCACCTACCACCTAACCTATATTGTAGAAAAGGATATTACAGCTACCGAAACCCCGAAACCGGCATTGAATACGGTATAGGAAGAAATAAAGCCGAGGCGGTAAATGAAGCCATCTCGGCTAACTTGTTTATTTATGGAAAAAAAGAATCATTAATAAACAGAATGGCAAGTAACGATGCAATAAAATTTCATGATTGGATAGACAGATTTGGTGAGATTATACTCCTCCGTGATTTAAAGAAAAAGACCCTAGATGACTACCAAGGACGGTTAAAAAGGATAAAAAATAGCTTCAATAATGTTCCTTTAAATGAAATAAAAACTAAAGATATTGCTGATTACATAAATAGCATTGTTTCTGATGGGAATATAACTACAGCTAGATTGATGCGGAGTATTCTAAAAGATATGTTTAACGAAGCGATGTCTGACGGTGTTGTTGATTTTAATCCCGTAATAGCAACCAGAGTTCCAAGGAATAAAATAGCCAGAACTAGGATGTCAGAAAGCGATTATATTCAGATATACAACACCGCTGTAGAACACTGTCAGCCTTGGGTTAGCATGAGTATGGATTTGGCTATATTAACAGGACAGCGCTCTGGTGATATTCGAAAATTAAAATGGAGTGATATTTATGATGGTTACTTATGGATAGAGCAAGAGAAAACAGGAACTAAAATAGCAATACCGCTCACCATTTCAAATAATATAGCTAATAAAACTTTGCAATCAGTGCTAGATAGGTGCAAGCATGAATTGAACGGAAAGGAATTCGTGCTGGTTTCACAGAAGGGTGATATGCTAGCAGATAAAACCATTGGTAAGGCTTTTTCACTAGCCAGAAGAAAAAGTGGTTTGTCATGGGAGGGTTCTCCGCCGACGTTCCACGAAATCCGAAGCCTAGCATCCAGAGTGTATGGGAATGAAAAATCAAATGAGTTCGCTAACCAGCTTTTAGGACACAAATCAATGGATATGACCAGAATGTATCAGGATGATAGGGGTCTTAGTTGGAAAAAAATCGAAATTTGA